AAAAACAAATTAAAAAATATAAAAAAAAACATTATGAAACTCATAAAAAAGAAGTTTCAGATAAATATAAAATATATAGAGAACAAAATAAAGAAAAAATAACAGAACAACAAAAAATATATATTGAAGAAAATAAAGAAAAAATAAGAGAGAAAAAAAATGAATGGTATCAAAATAATAAAGAAAAAATACTAGAAAAACACAAAGAGTTGTTTATTTGTGAATGTGGTTCTGAAATTCGTAAGTCAGGTATACGTGAACATAATAATAGCACAAAACATCAACAATTTATATTATTAAATAAATGTATATAAATATATAACAATATAACAATTTAAATGCATAAACTGATTAATTTAGGTAACCCAATAAATTCAAATAATTGGTTTTTTAAATGTAGACAAATATCAGATACTGATAGAAATACCAGTTGTCCAGTTAGTATGGAAATTATTGAAACGGATGAAATGTATTGTCAATGTTGTCAATGTAAATATAATATAAAACCAAATATCATAAAAGATATATATAAAACAACTAAAAATGTTAAATGTCCAATGTGTCGATTATCTTGGAAAAATACAATAATTTATATCAATGGCGAAACTGAAATCACAAATAATTGTATAATTGAAGAAATGCCCATTTTAAATACAAATATTGATATCAGAAATATTCATTTTCCTAGCGGAACTGGTATGGGTTCGCGTATTGATGATTATATCAATGGTTTTGAGCATTCTCCGCATTATATTGATTATTTAAATAGATCGCGATCAATGACTTTTAGAAACGATATTGAGAGAGAACTTGAAAGAAATAATCGAAGAATATTGTATGATAATTATAATATTACAGACGAAGAAGAAATACAAAGAATATTAACTCAACATTATAATAGAACAACAGAAATTATTGTAGAAGAAAATAACACCGTAGAAGAAAATAACACCGTTGAAGAAAATAACACCGTAGAAGAAATTATAGAGGAAAATATTTATGCTCTCGAAGAAGCAAGTATGTTAAGAGATTATATTTCATAGTATCAACAATTATAAATTTTTGGCAAATCATTTGTATTAATTATATTCCACGGTATCATAGGACCTCTCCATCCAATACGGGTTGATTTATCATATTCTTCCCAATTTCGTTTGACATCTGTACGCTCTAATTCTGAAAATATACCTTGCGGATCTTTTACGGGCAATTTTCCGTTTCTAAGCGGATACCATCTATTTTTTAAATATTCAATATCAAATTCAAAATATGTTTTTGGTTTGTTAATATTTTCTGTATTATAACGCGCTAATCCAGTCAAGTTTATAGAATGCGTATAATCTAAAATATAACATTTTTGAAAAAATAATTCAGCATCTATTGCATTTTCTTGAGTAAGTTCTGGAATCAACTCATAAAAATTTCGATCAATACAAAGAAATTTTTGTGTTTCACCTAGTTTCATATCTTGAATGTATTGTATTGTTAAATAATACGGTTCAACTTGTTTTAACCAATCGTCAATATTCATTATATATATTATTGTTAGTTTTTTTTATATATTATTTTTCAAAATCAATATTAAATATATTATGTTTAAATATATTTAATATGATATCTTCAAAATTATGTGGCGGATTGGGAAATCAATTATTTCAAATTTTTACGACCATTTCTTATGCTATAGAAAATTCAAAACCTTTTTTCTTTTTAAATAATTATCAATTAGGCAATGGTTCAAATGGTTCAACCATTAGATATACCTATTGGAATACATTATTATCAGCATTAGTTCCGTTTTTAAAAAATATAAATGAAATACCACAATTAACCTATATAACAGAAAATAACTTTAAATATCAAGTATTACCAAAAAATTCAACAAGCACTTGTAGTTTGTTAGTTGGTTACTTTCAAAGTCCCAAATATTTTTATAATTATAAAGATTCCATATATAAATTATTAAAAATTGATTTAAAGAAATCAATCTTAAAAAATAAAATTTCAATTAATTTTAACGAAACCACTTATATTTCAGCACATTTCAGATTTGGAGATTATAAAAAGTATCCCAATATATATACGCTTTTAACAAAAATATACTATCAAAATGCGTTAAATTATATAAAAGAAAACGGACTTAAAGAAATTAAAAATGATGTTAAAGTTTTATATTTTTGTGAAAATGACAGTATTAATGAAGTGAATGAAATAATAAATAGTTTAAAATATGATTTTCCAAATATATATTTTATTAGAGCTGATCCTCAATTAGAGGATTGGGAACAAATGTTATTGATGAGTTTATGTAAACACAATATAATAGCAAATAGCACATTTAGTTGGTGGGGAGCATATTTGAATTCAAATCAAGAAAAAATTGTATGTTATCCATCTCAATGGTTTAGTACAGAAACTAATAAAGATACATCAGATTTATTTTTAGAAGAATGGAAACAAATACAAATAACATAATTTTGATATTTTCATATAAAAATATATTTATATGAAAATAGATGAAAACATTAATATTAGGACATGGACGTAAATACAATAAAAATAATATTAGATGTAGTCCTTTATGTATTGAAAAATGGTATAATGATGAATATGTATGTGTAGATATTGATCCACTATTAAATCCTGATATTGTTTGCGATTTAAGAAAAGACTGGTTATTTTGTAATAATAATGAATATGATAGAATTATTGATACATCTGGGATTGCATTGGGAGGTGGAAATACTAAATACAATAAACACGGTTTCAAAACAAAAATATTTAATTATCTCAATGAAAACGGAATATTTTATGGAAGAGATATTTGTTTGCAAAAACAAGGTGAACATTTGATAGAAATTAAATTTTAAATAATAATTTGTTTACTTGTCAGAGTTAAAATGTAATACAATATAAGGAATACTATTTAAAATGCTGGTTGCTGGCCAAAATAGTGAATTTAAAAAACGACCAGGTCTGTTATAAGATGCCCCATATATAACCGCGTCTAACTCACTCTTTATATTAAAAATAGATAAATTACCATGTTTATACGCTTTTAAACATGATTTAGAAGATATATATGTTTCAATACAATTATATGAAAATATCCCAATAACATAATATTTAATATATTGTAGTGGTATTTGTTTATAAAACATTTGTAATGTATTATATTGTTTTTATATCTTTAATATAGTTTAAACATATATATTAAAAATATGTGATTGTGAACGGTGATAAAGTTTACAAAATATATTATTTATGGATTTAGTAAATATTTAATGAGTTTTTTAACAAATAATAAAAAAATTGAATTTAATAATATGTCTGATTTTAGTAGTACTTATATTAAAGAAATGGATTTTACGAAATTTACAAAAACAGAATTATTTGCTAAATGTGAAGAACTTGGAATTGATAAATATAAATCAAAAAATAAAAGCGAATTAATTAATTTAATAAATGCTAAAACACAAACACAAGTGAAAAAAAATGTTTTATTAATAATCGAAGACGAAGACGATGACGATGACGATGACGAAGACGATGATTCTTATACAACTTCTGATAATACAATAATTACTAATAATGTTATAAACACAGATAACAATAGTGTACCCATTCAAAGCGGTTTAAAATATATTGATTTATTTTGTGGGATTGGTGGGTTTCATCAAGCATTAAACAGAATTGGCGCTGAATGTATATTAGCGTGTGATATCGATAAAGATTGTCGGGTTGTTTATAAAGATAATTATGGAATAGAACCAGTAGATAATGTTAAAAACATTGATGAAAAAACACTGCCAAATTTTGATATATTGTGTGCCGGTTTTCCTTGTCAAGCGTTTAGTAATGGAGGAAAAAAATTATGTTTTAAAGATGATAGAGGTCTGTTATTTGACGAAATAGTTAGAATTGCCAAAGAAAAACAACCAAAATTCATGTTTTTAGAAAATGTTAAACATATACTTAAAGTTAGTAATTGTGAAGTAATTACATATATAAAAAATAAAATTGCTCAAATTGGTTACACATTACAGTTATTTCAAATTTCACCACATAATTATGGAATTCCACAACAAAGAGAAAGAGTTTATTTTGTTTGTGTTAGAAACGATATTTATAACGGAACAGATATAAAATTACCATCATTTATTGAAATTTGTGACCTTAAAAATATATTAGATGATAAAATAAACATTGATGAAAAATATTTTATAAAAGGAGATACATTAAATATACTAGAGGCATGGGATGAAATGATAAATAAATTCGAAGTTGGAGAAAAAATAAGTCCAACCATTTTAATTAATAATGCTTTCGTTGATTATTCTCCCGAAGAATTTAATGCTTTTCCTGATTGGAAAAAAGATTATATTACAAAAAATAAACCATTAATAAAAAAATATAAATCTCAATTTGATTTGTGGTATGAAAAACATTCAAACTTACTTCAAAAGAGAGAAATTTATGGAAAATTAGAATGGCAGTCTGGTATTATTAAAGAAAATGATAGTATATTTAATCATTTTATACAAATTCGACAATCCGGAATAAGAGTTAAAAAAAATCACTATTTTCCCACTCTTGTTGCTATTTCACAAATACCAATTTATGGAAAAGAAAAAAGATATATTACACCAAGAGAATGTGCTCGTCTACAATCATTTCCTGAAACATTTAAATTATCAAAAGACGATAAAAAATCTTATAAACAATTAGGTAATAGTGTTAATGTCGATAATGTATTTACTGTTATCAGTTCTGCTTTAAAACATTATTCTTCATGTATTTGAAATTGAGGAGACGCATTATTTATGTTACCTTTCCATCTGACTTCAACTCTGTATATTTTATAACCACATGTTAGTCTATAAAACAATTTGGCTGCCTTTCTTTTTTCACCATTATTATCAAAATAATAAGGTAAATACTCTTCAAATGTTACATTCAAATTATCATTTGGTTTCATTAATTTATTTAATTGTTTTCCATCAAATTCATATACGTCATAAGTCACATTTGAACAATATAGTTTTTCAACAAGAAAGTTACATATCATTTGTTTATTTTTTTCAATTTCTTCTTTTAATTTACGCATATACGGGTTCTCTTCGTTTTCAGGGTAAAATAATGCGTTTACTTTCTCTCTGTCTGACTTATTAAACCTTGGAAATCCTTGTTCAAGCAAATATTTCTTTTTTATTTCAGTCAATAATTTATTTGTTTCTTCTTTTAATATTTTTTGAACACTGTAATTTGATTTTGTTGCCGCTTTACTTTGTTTTACTGATAAACCAATAAATTCACCATTTTTTTGCTTTATATACACATCACTTTTTGCTTCCAATTTACATAATCCATTATTTAATTCATCTATTTCTGAATGTTTATTTATTTTACCAGACACATAAATATATTCAATATTTTCAAGTGTAAAACAACTGAAAGAACCGATCATTTTTTTAAAATTTTCTATGTATTCATTTATATATTTTTCTTTTTTTACAATATCAATTATATATTCGTAAAAATCATTTTCATTATTAAATTTTAATTTATCGTCAAATGTTTCTTCATTTTTTATCATATCATATAAAATATTTATTAATTCATCACAATCATTTATTCTATATAATAAAACCATAGCTATTGTTAGTTCCATTCCATTATGCTCTGTTGATGTTCTTGTTTTTAATATATTTGTTGTTTCTTCTTCATTTTTTTCAGTTTGTTCCATTTCTATTATATTATAATAAGTATTTAAATTTATTTATTATATAAAATATTTTCAATTTTTTATATAATATAACACAAACAAAAAACAAATATTGATTTCACATTTTTTATTAATATTTTGGACATTTATAATATTATATATTTAAAAACAACTTAAAGAACCAAAATAAAGTATTTTTAAAACAACTTAAAGAACTGCCGATTTATCAATGATAACTTCTTTCGCAATGTTGCTGATGATTTTATCAATATTTTTACAACTTTCTTCTTCTGTTGAACCATTCATTGAGTTACTAACAATTTTTAAATATAAATTATTTTTCTTTGAATCTGATTTGGTACAATCTGGATGTTTATCACGCCAATTTTGTATTTGTTTTATATTTTCATTCGCAATCACTTTTATTGCCTTTTTAAGTATTGGTTTATTCTCATTTTCTTTTTGCCATTCATTATTATCTTTGATATAAAATACTTCACGTTTCGCATCTGAACAGTGTATTGGTCTAAAATCTTGCTCTAAATTATTAAGACGTTTTAATATTATATTTGATATACCTTCTATATAACCTTGTCTTCCGGTATTTTCTAATTCTTCCATGTTTACTTTGATTGAACTAACAAATTCACCAATATTCATAGCGTCTTTACAAGTTTCATTTAAAAAGAAATTCAAATTAAATGTTTTATTATCATTGTTTGTTGTTTTATTTATATTTGTTATATTGTTATTGTTATTGGTGTTGTTAATAATACCATTTTTAAGTAAATCAATTAAATCTTTATTTTGTGTTAGTAATAGGTTAATTATACTGTCTTTATCTTTTACATCATTTACAATAGGTTTTTGATACTGGCATTTTTTTTCATGATACCATAAACTATTTCGTACTTTATATTCTTTATCACATTTTTTACATCTAAACAAATGTGCTAAATTTTGTTGTTTTTGTTTGTTATTTTTTTCTTGTTCTAAAATGTCCAAATTTGTTCTATGTTTATGTTTTGCGGTAGATAAATGTGTCGCGTAATTACTCTGTTTATAGCATTCAAAGTCACAAATTTTACAACTAAATTTTATGGCATTTTCGGATTTTTTTTCCATTCGTTTCTATTCTATAATAGTATAAAAAATGCCTAAATTCTTTTTTATATAAATATATATAAAAAATTTATCGTAACACTTTTTTTCACTAAAAATCGAAAATAAGAGCATTATCGTCACAAACGTCAACTACTCATCTTTTTTCCAAAAAGCCAATTGGGTTTTGAAAAATGGACAAAAATAAATGTCCAAAATTGAAAACCTAATTGGCTTTTTGGAAATTTTTACGAATCCAATATAATATATTAAAACTACTTAAAGAAACAAGGATATATATTAATTTTAAAACTACTTAAAGAAAAATAATATGTAATGTATAATTATGACATCAAAACATATTATTTTATTGCATAATACCGAATTTGGGTATCACAATTTATCAATATTACATTCACACGAATTATTTAATAGACAATTAATGGCAAATTTATTAGAAGCTATTGAAAATAAAACATATAATTATGATGATATTATTAATATAAATATAACAAATTTATTGGAAATAAATAGAATAACTGATCTTCCAAAAAAATTAAAATTTCTTGAAATAAAAAATACATCATTAGAAGAATTGATTATACCAGAACAATGTATTGATATAACTAGTATCATTATAAAAGATTCAAACATTCAAAGAATTCCGGAAATACATTTTTTAACAAATTTAAGTACATTAAGTATTGAAAATTCAAACATACGATATTTACCAAGCGCATTTCCACCATCATTACAAAATATAAATTTAAATAATAATTTATTAAATGAAAGCAATTGTGATTTAACACGATTTCCAAAAAATGTTTCAGTAATTTTGTTCAAAAATAATTTTCAAGAGAAAAAATTAATTTCGGGATACAATTTTTGTTATGGTTCACAACACAAAGGGCGAGAATTTAATCGTATAACTAATTATACAATTCAACGAAATAACGCACAAAATATAATACAAGAAACACTTCATAGAGAAAGAGATGCTATGAATAGAGAAAGAGATGAGGTATTTTTAAATTTTATGAGAGACCAGAATAATTTTATTTTAAATAATTTTGATATGAATATGGAGGGAAATATGGTAATAAATAATAATTTAAATATAGCCAATCCAAGAAATGCATTAATAAATAATTATTTAAATAGAGCCAATCCAAGAAATACAGTTAATACATCAGTTTCAGATCCTATGTTTAATTCAACACAAACAGTACATATAACATCTATATGTAATTCTGTTACAAAATCAATTCAAAAAATTATAACACTCACAGATAAAATATATAAAAGAGTTCCACAAGAAGAATTAATAAATGAATTTATGAATGAATTTTATAATACAAATGATACAAATAATTCAAATACGAAGAAATCGTGGTATAACACAATAATAAATTTTTTTAGTGGTAGTAGTAATACAACAAATACAATAAATAGATTTGATACACAAGATCAAATAAAATATTGGATTAGAGATCCATCAAAACACACAAAAACAAATATGCAATACAGTGAATTATTAGCAAGAGTTTGGATATTAATTGATGATCATAAACAAAAGCAAGATTTTATAACAAATGTTAAAATTGAATTGAAAGCATCTATTGGTATGTGTTTTACGGGACGTATAAATCGTTTAGTAAATTCATTGATAGGATTTATTGATGGTATTACAGTAGGCATATCAATAAAAGAACAATTACAAATAGAAATAGGAAAAATAATAGCCAAATTGGGTAAACAAGAAATTAAATACAAAGAAGCAGTGAAACAAATAAGATTGTTATTTGATGATCCTGATGTTTTAGAAGATGAAACAGTTACAACATATTATAAAGATTCTTGGTTAGATGCGTTGGATGATTATAAACCAGAAAATGACGAAGAAGAACAAAAAGAAGAAGATGAAAAGGAATACGGTATAAAAGGATTAGACGGAATTGAAGGCATTATTGGTGCCGATGGAATAAATGGCATAAATAGTATAAATGGTGTGGAAATAAAAAATGAAATAAAAGAGGATGATGTATTGGTACAATATAGAGAGATATTTAATTATTGATATATATATATTAAAAACAATTTAAAGAAAACCAACTAAAAAATTGAACAACAAATGTTTTTTATAAGGTTAAAAATACGTAATAAATGTACAAAAAATATTATAGTTATTCATCATAATAATTATCCCAACTCTTCATTAGAAATTATTTATAGTAATGGATTTTTAAATAAATATACAAACATATTTCAATCAAAAGTATGTATACCATTTTCACAAACTAACAAAAAAATAGTTATAATAAGATATGAAAAAAATAATGAAATAATATATAAATATATTGAATATACAAACACAAATAAAAATAAACATATTATTGATTTAGATGATCTAAATAATAATTTAAAAGATGAATTATTGATAAATAAAATAGAAAACAAATTAATTTTATGTGAAACAACTTAAAGAAATAATATATATTGAAACAACTTAAAGAAATAATATATATTAAAACAACTTAAAGAAAAAATAATATATATTAAAACAACTTAAAGAAAAATAATATATATTGAAACAACTTAAAGAAGCAATCGTTGAAACATAAACCAATTGTCATAATTAGAATTATCTTCGGTATGCGTTTTAAATAAAGACGGTTGACTAAAAATAAGGTCTAGTATAATCGTTTGGTCATCTTTTATTGTGAAATTGTTTTTAAAATAATACATAAGTTTTTCATCGTATAACTTTGTATATGTGTCTACTAAATTATTATTTAACAGAAAAAACCCACCAGCAAAACAAATTTCTTCCATTTGATATGTTGGTTGATTTTTTGAGTCATTTGAATAATGTTTATTTATATCATTTTGTAGAGATTTATAAGTAAAAATATTATTTTGAACACAACCATAATGTATATTATTTTTATTAAAATATGATATATCTGATAATTTGTTATTATTTGGCCAATTATTTAAAAAATGCGTATGTAAATCATTTGGTCGATTACGAAAATAACCAATATCACACCAACCATAATACAATGTATCAAAATACTTATTTTGTACTGTTTCGTTTACAAAAAAAACCTTTTCATTCCATAACATATTAACTTGCCAATCAATATGTGAATGTAATATTAAATTACTTTTTTCGTGATTTGATATCCAATAATCTTTATATTTGTATGTGTGAAAACAATTAAAAGGTTTCAAAATGATTTTAATTTTTTTGTTAGTAAAATCAATTAAATGTACAAATGTTTTTAATGAATAATGATCAGTATAAATAACTAAATTAAAATTATGAACAATAGATAATATATTAGTTATCCAGTATAAATATGTTTTAATATCAAATTTTGATTTCAAAATATACCAACAGGTTGAAAGTGTAATCAAATTAAAATTATTTGACATTAAAATTAATATATATTATTTTATGAATATTCAAACAATATTATAAAATATTTAATATAATATATATATATAAACGATGTATTCTGACATTGATTTCAATGATTTAATTCCTAATTTTAGAGTTTATTATAAAGATGGCGATGAAATGGTAGCGCGTACAATTGAATATATAAGAAATCCTGATGAAGACAATCCTAATATAAATGTAGAATTAAATGATTTACCAAGTCCATTTTTACAGAATGATGATTTACAGGATGATTTAACAAATTTAGAAAATCAACCTAGAAACCAAAATAAAAAAATAATATATATAAAATTCATAGGCGAAGAAGAAGAACTTGCTGATGTTTATTTAAATGAATATAATAGAGTTACAATTTTGGTTATGGGAGATAATTTTTCATTTAAAATAACAGAATTATTAAAAAAAAATGAACCAAAAAATATACCACGAGGAAAATCAGGTGGAAAAAGAAAATCATTTAGAAAAAGAAAATCATTTAGAAAAAGAAAATCATTTAGAAAAAGAAGATCATCAAGAAAAAGAAGATCATCAAGAAAAAGAAAGTAAAAAAATTAAATAACTTTTTTACAACGTATTTCTTTAATTGCTTTAAATAATTCTGCTTTATCCAAGTCTTGCATTAAAGGTTGATAATTTGTAATTCTTTTTTCAATATCACTATAGTCTTCACGTTGAACTACGGTTAAAGGAGTAATTAAATACCATTTACTATTATTTTGTAATATAAACCAAAATTTATCGATTGCATACTTAACACTTTCATTAGGTTTATTTATTAAATGTGTTAGTCCCATTTTTATGTTAGTTATCAATACATTTATGTAATGACCATTTACTAAATAACCTGTGGTTGTTTGACATCTATTTACTTTAACACAAGTATCATCAATTACTTCAAACGGAGGCATATTATTACCAGCAAATAAAATAACATCCCAATTATTATTATGTAATTCAAAGAATTTTTGTATTTGCGTTTTAAATAATAATGGATCGAGAAAAGTTATATCATCTTCAACAATTAATATATGATTTAATTGGTTTTTTTTGGCGTTCTCTAATAATTTTAAGTGACTCATACTACATCCGATTGCGCCATTTTCCATTTTAATTGCGTTAAATCTTGTTGCTTTAATACCGATATTATTTAATTCATTTTCAACGTGTGCTTTTCGATCGGTTCTGTGTTCTAAATTGATATAAAAAGCATTTGTAATATCATCTAAACATTTAATAGACATTATAACAATAATTATAATTTATTTTTATAATGTTTACATAAAAAATATATAATACAATTAAATTGTTTAATTATATACACCACCTAAACGAATATTGGCAGATGTTGTTGCTCTGGGTTTTGCTGCTATTAATCTAGCATAATCAGCAGAATATTTATTTATATTTTGCGGAATAATGCGTTGCGGAATAATGCGTTGAGGAGGTAATGTTTCTTTTGTTGGATCAGTTGAATTATCATAACTGTATTTTATAATTTTTTCGGCTTCATTTTTGCCGTATTTTTGTATCATTTCATTTTTTTTTTGAATTGTTGGATAAAAAGGTATATTGGACCAATCGTCAGTAAAATGTTCAGATGTGATTGTTTTAATTTTATCAGGATGAATTATTTTTCTAGGCGGTTCTCTTAAATCATATTTATGATAGTTATCATTTTCAAATTTAATTCCAGTCATAAAAGTAGATATATTTATAATAAACATATTATCAGCATCAACTGTATGAACATTATCTAATGGATTAGTGGATTCAATATCAATATTATAAATTAATTTATGAATAGTTCGCAAACCATCAATACCGTTATCGTGAGTAGCGCGCCAAGGGTCTTTTTGATTGATAATTCTTTGAACACCATCAAATAAATGTAATATATTGGGATTTCCAATAGGAAAAAATTGACTGCGATCAATTTTAAGTCCTATTTTTTCAGACCTATTTTGTAAAACGTTATCTTCCATTCCCCATCCCCAGAAATTAGGAAACCCGTTAATAGCTTCAAAATCAGATCCGTTTAATGCGACAATACCTCCAAGAGCGTATGTAAATCCATAAAAATGTTTAACAATACCGGAAACAGTTTCATAATCAAAAATAGATGAAAAAGGAATAGTATCAATATCATTAAACACAAATGTGATATCTTTATAATTATTTGGATACTTATTTTTAATAGCAAGAAATCCGATATTTTTGGTAGCTCCTCTATTAAAAGAACGTGGATCACATTGATGAGAAAAATAAACCTCATAATCATCTTTTAAAATACTGTCATTCATAATATTTTGTAAATATTTGGAAAAAAAATATTTATGTTGGGGGCGATTTCTATAAGGTATAATAAATACAACTTTAGGTACTTTTGACATTATACAACAATTTGGTATTATATTATATTTTTTATTACGAATTTTTACTAAATATCAGATATTAATAATTATGTTGATACAGATGTTTGTGTTTGTGTTTGTGTTTGCGTTTGTGTATATTTTTGTAAAATAACAGATGGTACCAATTCATCCGTCATTTTTTCTAGTTTTTTATAACATTTATTAATTGTAACTTCAGATGTTTCACATATTAATCTAACTTCTCGTTTTGATATATTTAAATTACATAATTGAGATATAAAATATACAACTCCTGAAGCAATAGAATCAGGTGTATTTTCAGGCATTAAATTGTTTTTTTCAATTTTTATAGAAATAAATTTACATAATTTTGTTAATTCAGAATTAATATTAAGTTTGCTACAATATCTTTCAATAAAATGCTCCGGTTTAGTTTTACAAAAAGCAGTTTTGTCTTTATTATCCATATCTTTTTCAAGAATATTTAATATTGTTTGAGAATTTTTACACCCTTGGGTAGCGCTAGCAACATCGAGATTGAACATTGAAGCAATTTCTTTTGCTGTTCGAGGATAATTATTAATTCTACAAGAAATATAAATAGAAGCAGCAATAAGTCCATCTTTATTATCACCTCTAAAAGATTGCTCATAATCACAAATTTTTTTATGGTACCTAATGGCGTCATCGATAATTTTCTTAGAAATACCAGCATTATTGGCGTAAATAGTAATTCTTTGAAACTCATCATACTGTGATTTTTCTTTATACGGCATAGATTGCCATTCAGTATAACGTCGAATTTTTCTCATTTCATAAGATGATTTGCCCATACATAAAACTCGGCAACCGTAAGAGGATTGTTCTAAAAGAGGATTAATAGGCATACCGCATCTAGTAGGATCAGAACTTTGGTTATCATCAGCGCCGTAGTATCTCCATTCAGGTGAATGATCTAACATATCTTTATAAATAATTCCACATTTATTATTTGTGCAAGTGAGAAATCCTTCATCTGAATATGCTAAAGAATATTGACACATTTCGCAATTTTCTCTATCCTTTACAGCACTATACAAACATTCTAAAGTGTTTTTAGGTTTATCCGGATTTATTACTTCAGTATCAAATACATTCCATAAATTTGCTTTTTCTTGTGAAGATAAAGAATTATTATCTTTATTCTTTTTAGTTCTTTCATTATTTATCATATTTGTCATTGTTTAAATAAATTAGAATTTATTTTTTTAAATCAATTTTATTTATTATATAAAAAACATGTTTTATATAATAAAAACACTTTTTAAAATATTTAATATAATATATGGGAAACGGAACATCGAAATCAAATGAAGAAGATAATAAATTAGAACCAAGACCAGTATCTCAAATAATAGATTATATAGCGACAAATTATATTCTCACAATGGATTTTAAAAGTTTAAGAAAACTATATAATAAAGAATATTGTGATAAATTAGTTATACTAACATCAGATATAATTGAAAGATACTATACTGATATTGAAATAACATATTTATCTCAAAGAATAAAAGATGGTGCTGAAATAAATGAAAATAAAAAAGAAAAAGTAATATTTTTCAATAAAGATTTGTTACATAAACTTGATATCAAGAATTCTTTTAAAAAAAAAAATATATGTATGGGAATTGCTAAATTTTATATAAAAATTGCGCATATATTCGCAGCAATATTAACCACAATTAACCCGGTATACGTATATAAAGATATTGAGGGAAATACAGTTCGCGCTTCATTGTATGAAAAAAGTAAAATACCAAAAAATACAAAAGTAGATATATATAAATTAAATATTTGTAGTAATCGTATCAATTCATTAGAAAATAAAAATTCATTGGAAGCGGATGATAATGGAGAAATAAAAATTAATCCGGATTTTTGTAATAGTAATATAGGAGATGATGGAAAGGAAAAGGATTTATTGGATGAACCAGGTATGATAGAATTGGAAGAATTATATTATGATGATAATTATGATTTTGATACCGGAAAATTTACGGAAATGTCTGAAAAAACTAAAGAAATGTATATTTATGATTTAGAAATATTTTATAAGGTATTTACTGGTGAAAAGGTAATGCCAGAAACAATAACTAAATTTAGTGATATAAAATTACAAAATTATCATAAAAATGAAAATTGCAGAGGAGCAAATCCAAAATTAAAACGTGAAATGAAAGGTTCTTTGACGAATAAACTGTTTAATGATTACGCTGAAAATTTAAAAAAAATGATTCAGACGACAAATAAAAATCAAGAAGAATTATTAAAAATAATAAACCGTCTTTTTGTTTATGTAATTGACCCAGAAACAAAAAAAAAACAAATACGTGTAAATCCAACATTAACAGAAGACAGTTTACAAGAAATAGTAATTGAAACAAGGTCATTAATTATAAATTTATATTTAACATGTGAAGTAAATTATGTAAATGGATTAAATATTTATGAAGCAATTGTTGATCAAAAAATATATGATACACTTCAAAACCAGACTAAAAATTTAGAAAAAAAACTGGAAGAAAAATATATAGAAGATGAGATACCGGAATCAGCAGAGTCAAAAAATATAAATAATAATTCTGGAAACCCAGAAGATAATGTTGGAAAACCGGAAGATAATGTTGAAATTACAGAAGAAAATGCTGGAAAACCAGAAGATAATACTGGAAAACCGGAAGATAATAAAATCACCTAAAATATATATTGTAAAACAACTTAAAGCGCTTTAAATCAAAAAATAATATATATTGTTTTTTAATTTAAAGCAATTAATAAAACGCCGCTCTATTTGAGCGTATACTTCCTCCAGCAGATAAACCATATACCGATTGATACATTTTTGCCTTACAAGATTTTAATTTACATTTCAATTGAGTTCCTTTTAAAGCATTTTTATTACATTTTTGCGTTGATTTGTTACATCTTCGGGTTGTATTATTATATGTTTTTCTCATTTTACTTGTCATTTATATTATTACTTGATAATATAAATTTATTCAAACATGTTATTTACATACGTCCAGCAGCGGCGGCTCTAGAAGCAGCAGCAGAAGCACTACGCCCGGCAGCAGCAGCTCTAGAAGCAGCCGCAGCAGCAGATTTAGCAGCAGAAGCGGCGCGGGTAGCGGAAGAACTACGAGCAGCGGATGCGGCTTTGGATGCGGCTTTAGATGCGGCGCGAGAAGCGGATTTAGCGGCAGATGCTGCTGCAGAAGCGCCACGAGCAGCAGCTCTTTTCATTGATCTATTTGCTGAACGATGTGCTGAACGCGATCTACCACGAGAACGAGATCTACTACGATGTCTACGAGATTTAGCCATTATATATAATACCATTAGAAAAAAAATAATTTTCAAAATATAAAAAATATTTGAATTAATTTTAAATAATTTGCTAAATAAAAAATATTTATGCTAAATATAATAATATTCAATTACCAAATAGTATCGGTAGACTCCCAATACATTTTATCTCCTTTTTTTATATTATATAAACTTCTAAATAATTCTAAACGAGCTAAAGGACAATTAACTCTATATTTATCCATCGGATGAGGATTTGTTTTTAATTGCGCTTGTACAGCTTCATCAAATATTTTTTGTCGAGCTTGAACTGCTAAATAAATAAAAAAAGCGTGAAAAGAAACTGCGCGAATGGGAGTAATATCTTCATGATGTTCTTGAAAATCTCTTAAATATTCTTGACAAATAGCCATACCAGAAATATCTGCTAAATTTTCTCCCGTGCTTAATGTTGCGTCCATTTTTATATTGTCATAACCAGCAAATGTTTCATATTGTTTTACAACATTTTTTACCTTCTTATTAAATATATTACGATCGTGTTTTGTCCACCAATTATGTAAATTTCCTTTTTCATTATATTTACTTCCTAAATCATCTAAACAATGAGACATTTCGTGTGCTAAAGTATAACCTATATGTGCCAAATTGTATTCAATTCCTCTTTCATCAAGATCAATAAATGGTTTTTGTAAAAATGCTAAAGGAACATAAATAGAATTTTCGGTTGGCGTATAATAAGCATTTACAATATATGATTGTTTTCCAACCATTTTAAACTCTTCCCAGTCAATAATAGGAATATCAACGTCGGTTGATGTGCCGTCAATTTCAATAAATTTTTTAGATCTCCATATAGCAAGTAATTGAAGATTATAATACGCATTATCATTACTATAATCTAATATTGGATCTTCTCTTAATATTTTTGGACTTCCAACTTGTAAGTGTATTTTTTCTAATTTTAATAAAGCATATTTTTTCGTGGATGGTGATAACCATTTATTTCGTTTAATAATTCTTTTATACACAGTTAATAAATCAGATGCCATATTATGTGTATAGTCAATATATTGCTGCTTTTTATTCCTTTCAATATATTCATTTGTTAAAAAGGTATTAAAACAAAAGGATAATCCAAAAACCGGATATATTTCTCTTGGATAAGGTACAGGTTGTCCTTTAATAAATTTATCATGAAAATCAAAATATACCAATCTCCATTCATTGTGAAATCTCATTAATTGTCTTAAAATTATATATAAATAATATGTTCTCCATTTTTTGCTTTTCCAAGCATTATCTTTATTTAAAGTATCAATAATACATTTTAAATAATTTGTACTTGAACATATGAATTTATTAGGAGCAACCTTATAACCTATTGTTTTTGTAAATAAATCCCAATCAAATCCATATTTCTTCAATGCGTCATTTTTTGTTATAATATTATAACCTTCCGGATCATCTTCGACATCTTCACATCCCAACGCATTTAATATATCATATTCACACTCCCATACATCATTTGCGTTTAAATTATGATCTTTTTCCAAACATAAATCAAACATTTTATCAATGAAATTTAAATATTTATTTTTGAATTCTTTTTTGTTTTTTTTTGTTTCTTGATCATCATTTGTATCTTCAATATAAATTAAATAATCGTAAATTGTTAGTTGAGGTGCCGAAATGGTTGATATATATTTTGTAACATTTTTTTCATCTCTTAATACACTCCATACGATTGGACATCCCCAAGATACAATTTCGTTTTGATTGATCTCTCCAAAAAATTCAAACATTGTTTCCTTTGAAAGTAATTCGTCTACTTTTGTCACAACCTTTTTAACATATTCTTTTGCAATATTTGAATTTAAATTATACAAAGAGTTATAAACTTTTTTAATTGCGGTTGCTTTGGAAGAATTATTTTTTTTAATATAGTCTTTTACAATATCAATTAATTCATAATATACTTTTTCTTGAGTAATTCTGAAACTATCAATTTGAACATAATATTTCTGTGTTTTTTTTGCTTCTTCTGATTTTTCATTGATCCAAGAATAGTTTATATATGTGTAATAATCATCTTTTTGTTTATATTCTTTTGGAGTAAATGGTGTATTAAATAATTTAATTAATGATTTCTCAATATTTTCATTATACTTTGTTAAATTAATTTTTTTCTCATATTCTTCCTCAAATCTATTAAAAGTATTTGCGTGTTCTTTACAATAATGTTTTAATTGAATTTGTGATGGAATACATTTTTTTGTATGATTATTTTTACTTTTATCATTACTATTATTTTTTTTTGTTTTCATATAATATATATATTAATTTATTTTATTTTCTATTTTATTTAATAAATCTTCACTGTAAACTAATTTTCCTGAAGGTTTATATGAATTGATTGGAGTATATTTTTTGCTATTTTTAACTTGTTGTATATTATTGTTAGTTTGAGTTTCTTCTTCATCATGCGTTTCTTCTTCGATTTTCTCACCATATTCATTAATTATAATACCGGTTTTTTTTTTAATTTCGTTTCTCACATATGACGGAATCCAGTGTTCCCAACAAATAAATAATGTATTTGGATGAAAATATCTAACATTAAAACCATTTTCTTGTAACGTATTCATTAAATATGCGATACAACCTGCTTGATCATACTTTGGAATTCCAATAATAATTTCCGGAACAACAAACCAACAAAATTTTTCGTTTACACTGTACCTAGATGTAGTTCTAATTCTCACGTGAATACGATTTAATATTTTTTTAAATAGTTCTAACTTGCTAAGATCAATTAAACGTTTTTTTTCATATAATTCATCAATATTTATTTTTTCTGAAAAGTCTGAGAAATTTTCCAAAGTAAATATATTTGCCATTTGATATCTTTAAAGAAAAATATTTTTCATTTTTTCGTAAATAAATAATTACAATAAATAATTATTTAAAATTAATAATAATAATGTAATTATGACAATAAAACATTTAGTTATCAGTGGAGGTGGACCTTTGGGATTAAGATATTTAGGAGCATTAGAAAAGTTAGAAAAAGAATGCATTTGGAAACAAGATAATATTATATCAATATATGGAACATCAATAGGTTCTATTATTGGCGCATTTATTTGTTTAAATTATGATTGGGAAACTTTAAATACTTATATAATTGATAGACCTTGGCAAGATGCGTTTAAAGTAACTGCTAAACAAATATTTAATTCTTATTACAATAAAGGATTATACGATAAAAAATTGGCAGAAATAATATTTAAACCATTGTTAGAAGCAAAAGATCTAACCGTAAATATAACTTTACAAGAATTTTATGAATTTTCAAAAATAGATTTACATATTATTACTTTTGAATTAAATAAGTTTGAAACAATTGAACTTTCACATACAACACATCCGGAATTAAGTTTACTTCAAGCACTAACAATGTCTTCATCATTGCCGGGAATATTTATGCCAACAATTATAGATAATAAATGTTATATTGATGGTGGAGTTATGTGTAACTATCCATTAAATCAATGTTTAAATGCGAATTATAATAAAGATGAAATTTTAGGTATTAAATTTTTACGCGATGAAATAAATGGTATTTTTAATAATGTGGAGATCACTTCAGAAACATCTTTATTAGAATATGTTGTGTGTTCAACAATAAATTCTATGAATTTTATACGAGATACGGTTAAAATAGAAAATATAGACAATACTGTAAATTGTTATATATTAGAAAATCCATTAACATTAGATTTTATACAAGAAGTGATAAAAAATAAAGAATTAAGACGCGATTGGATTAAAATGGGCGAAGAAGACGCTGTTCCATTTATTCAAAAGTATTTGACAAAACCAAATATCTAATTAATATTTTTATATATTTTATACATAAAAATAAATGTTTTATAATTAAAGAACAGTATTTAAAAATTGTTCCATTGTTGATTTTGTTGGTTTTGCATCATATTCAATAATTTGATTGTCTTTTAATAATTTAATTGTTGGATAACCTTCTATGCTATATTTATCCATTAGTTGTGAAACCTCAGCGCTTTCATTAGTACAATTATGTTCAGTAAAATGTATTGTGTAACCATTTATAGATTTGCCATCATATTCGCTCTTTAATGAATCCCATTCTGGTTTAGCAGTCTTACAATGTGGACACCAATCAACATAAAACAACATTAATGTTGCTGTTTTATTGGAATTTTGTTCTTTTGGAATATTTTCTCTATTTGCGTGAAAAATAGTGTTTGAATTTACATATTCTTTATATATAAACCATCCAACTAACATTAAAAATATTACAAAAATAATAAAAAATATACTATTTCGACTTGTCAATATATCTTTAACTCTTTGCGCAAATGTTAAAGTTCCTCCAGTTTTTGAAACATAAAACCCTGAAGGTGAATGAGAAGTAGACATATTTTGTTGAAAATGACTCATTATATACTAAATAAAAATAAATAATATAGCATCTTTTAAACGAATATACCTAAATATTGTTTAATATTTTAAAAAAAATGTCGAAATACTGAAATAATAAGAACAAATATAAATAGAGAAAATATATGATTGCATAAAATATTTGTTTTTAATGGATTCCAATTATCATTTTCACTCCAAATGTTGATATTGAAACGATTAACAAATTTGTTAGTTTGTTGTGTATTAAAATACAATGTATATAATAAAAGAATTAAAATAATAATTTTACCTAAAAAAGACGATAACATAAATGTGTTTAATGGTGTAAGAATAAATAATATAATAAGTATTACAGAAAGTCCAAGACACATACACACATTATGGGTTGATTTTGAAAATTCAACAATGAATGAAGATGTATTTAACGATGTATTTAAAGATGCCATAGTTAAAATATAGATATATTTTATATTTATATTTTATTTTTATTTTTTATATTTATATATATATGACAAAGACGCGTAAAAATCATAAAAAACAAAAGTTAACAAAAAAAAGAGTATTTAAAAAGGGTGATTTTTATTCAGGCGATGGGTTTTTAACAAGTGTTTGGGGTCCAGCAATTTGGCATTCTCTACATATCATTAGTTTTAATTATCCTGTTAAACCAAGCAATGAAGAGAAAAATCAATACAGAAATTATGTTTTATCATTACAAAATGTTTTACCATGTGGTGCTTGTAGGAAAAATTTAAAAATGAATTTTAAACATTTACCTTTGAAAATGTCTGATATGGAATCCCGTGATAGTTTTTCTCGTTATATTTATGATTTACATGAGTTAGTAAATAAAATGCTTAAAAAAAAATCAAACTTATCATATTGTGACGTAAGAGAAAGATATGAACATTTTAGAGCAAGATGTGTTGATAAAATTCCAAAAGTATTTAAATATTCAGATATTAAAACAAAAAAACATAAAAGAGAAAAAGGATGTACAGAACCATTATATGGAAAAAAAGCAAGATGTATATTAAATATTGTTCCTCAAAATAATAAAGGTCAAAGTATTCAAATTGATAAAAAATGTATGAAACATAGAGAGTTGAAATAGGATAACTAAAAATAATTCAGACAAAATAAATAAAGATCAATATCATCAACTACTTGAAATACTTTATTAAATGAATGTCCACCAAAATAGTTGTTGTTTTTAATTCGAATATAATTTAAACGAACATATCTATTAAATCGTTCATATACTTGTGTAATATTGTCTTTATCAATGTCTTCAAATTCGTCATAATCAATAACAATATCACACCCAAATGTGTTTTTATATTCAATAAAATGTATCGGTTCAAATTTAAATATTAAAAGTTGGTTCATTGTTTCCAATATATGTTGAATATTACAATTATACCATAAAATCTTTAGACCTTCTTTAATAATATTTGTTTCAAATGTTTTAGCAATATGATCATTTGTATGAAACCGACATTTATTTCTTTCATTATAAATTGTCATTAATATAAAAACAACTACATCACGCTTATTATGTTTTTCTTCTTTTTCCAAAAAATCATCAAGAGTATCTAAATATGTCTGCGTATGTTTATAACTATTATTACCTTCTTGAAGTAATTCAAACACATTTTTTAAAACAGACATATATGATGAATATATATCTAATTTACTTTGTAGTTTATCTCTTGTTATTGACATTAATCTAACTATATATGTTGTTTTATCTTTATATCAATTTTATATAACATTTATACATCATAAAACAATTGTATTATTTCGACAGTCTTACTCGTTGTATTTTCTGGATTTACCCAATAACTTATTTCTCTTTCTAATGTATTTAATCTTTCAGTCCATTCATTTTTCTTTGTTTTTTTTATAACACAAAAACCATTTTTATTTTGACCCCAACAAGATGTAACATTTACCCCATTATTTATATAATTATCTGGATTAAATCTTATAAATATAATTGGTCTATGCCCCAAATCTTGTGATAATTCCATTATGCGTTTATTTTCACAACTACAATCATAATCTATGTGTTGATTTTCATCTATTTCAACAATAATTATTTGGTAACCTAAATCTAGTAACAAATCTGGACGTCTTTTAGAGCATCCGTCTGTTATTTTTTTGTCTCCAATCCAATCAAAATTAGGATATATTGTTTTCACAAATTCCACAACTGAATATTCTTTTGTTTTGTAATTTCGTGTAGTTGGTTTATCTGGAAACAAATTTACATAACAAAATAAACAATATCCATCGTATTTTTCTTTAACAATTGTATAACACCATTCACTTTTACAAGTTTTATTTTTAACATTTATCATTTCATTTAATTTATGAGTAGCACAATATAAACGTTTTATTTTTCCATTAAAATTGTAAGCGGGCATTTTTTTACATCCTTCATAAATACATCTTTTATTTTTAATGTCAATCATTCCGTCAAGTCTATGAGAAGCACAATATAATGCTATATTTTCTTCTTCAAAATTGTAATGTGATCTGATTTTACAATTATCATAAATACAAGATTTATGAGATACACTTATCATATTTTTTAACTTATGATTAACACAATATAACGGTCTAGATTTACCTTCAACGTTATAAGTTGGTCTGGTGTTACAATCTTCATAAATACATGGTTTATGTTTTACATTAATCATTCCATATAATTTGTGTTTATTACAATATAATCTCTTTGTTTTTCCTTGAAAATTATAATTAGGATTAATATTACATCCTTCTTCAATACAACTTTTATTCATAATATCTATCATTCCAATTATTTTATGTTGAAAGCAATATACCCCTTTTTTTTCACCAATAAAATTATAAAGTGGATATATTTGACATCCTTCGTAAATACAAAATATTTTGTTTTGTTTTTTTGTCACAGTTTTAATAGACGGAGAACAATATAATATTTCTTCTTCCATTAGTTGAATAATATATCATTATTAATAAATATATTTAAATCAATTTTATATATATTTTACATGCCGAACCCACTGAAATCGGTGAGAAAGGGCATAGGCATTGTGTCTGGATTAAATGCGTTATAATTAGGAACTTTCTTGCACGAAAAATTTGGCTCAGGACAACGACCGCACGGAGGACAAGGGGCACATTTAGTAGCATCAAAATTATCAGGACATTTTTGTATAACATCAGGACAACGAGCGCACACGGGGGGTACTATTTGCGACTTGAGTATATACAAATCTTCATCTCCAGGAGGAATTTTTGAACGAGGGATTCCATTTGATTGAGAATTATAATAAGCGGATGGGTCATAGGTAGAATAAGTATTTCCAGCGGGACCAGTAACAGTATTCACTTCTCCTCCATGGGGTCCATAATAAGTGGACGCACTAACATCAGTACCAGTCGTATTATAATCTGAGTCGTATTGATTTATAGTGTCGTCTTGACTGTCATAAGTATATACATTGTTGCCGGTATAAACAATTTTAGATCCGTCCGGAGTTGTAATTTCAACCGCTTTATTTCCATTGCTGTCAGTAATCATTTTAGCAGAACCTCCATTGGGTCCATAATAAGTAGACACGCTAGCATCAGTGCTATTTGTATCAATATAATAAATTTCAGTGGTGCCATTTTTGTTAGTTATAACAATGGTGTTATTATTGGGGGTTTGTATAACTTTAGCAGTTCCTCCGTCAGGTCCATAAAACACACTGGGATATGATGTACCATTATAATGATTATAATTATCATAACTGGCAGTTGTTGTTCCATTTTGTGTGGTAGCAGATACATTTCCAGTATTTTGATTATTTGTTAGTATTAAAACTATATTACCATTGCTATCTTTAACTTTAATAACAGTATGATTATTGGAATCATATACAGTTGCGGTTGCTCCGTCAGGTCCAGTATAAATATTATCAGATGTTCCATTATATGTAGCGGTAGTTCCATTGCTGGTTGTTACAACAAGAGAGTAATTTCCGTTTGTGTCTTTTTGAAATTGAGCAGATGCTCCATTTTCTCCATAAAATGTTTTACTGTAATAACTATTTTCCATACCTTCGATAGTTCCTTTTCCGCCTAAAAATGAACATAAAATTAATCCTAATAATAAAATAACAAAAAGTATTAATAACTCATCTTTCATTGTATAATTTATATTGTGAAAAAAATTGATTTGTTTAATTATATTTATAATTAATTAAATATATAAACTTAGAATGTCTATGAATAATAAAGAAGATTGGGTAAGCGCTATTATTATCGATGATTCGGATGATGAAATAGATGATGTCAATGATAATAAATCTCTTAAAGTAATTGATACTACACAACAAGAAGTAGAAGAAGTAGAAGAAGTTATTGAAATAATCTCTATTTGTAAGAAAATAAAAAAAAAGAAAATGGTTGAACCATTAAAAAATATGTTTGATATAGATACGACAATAATCGAAATAGGTATTGATGAGGCGGGAAGAGGACCGATGTTTGGTAGAGTATACGCCGGAGTAGTTGTTTTACCTAAAGATGACATATTTGATCATTCTCAAATGAAAGACAGTAAAAAATTTACTAGTAAGAAAAAAATAGAAAATGTTGCTGAATATATAAAAGAAAACGCAATAGTTTGGGCAGTTGAATATGAAGATGAACAAACAATAGATAATATAAATATTTTACAAGCAACCCAGTCAGCAATGCATAAAGGTATTAAAAATGTAATTACTCAATTATCAAACAAAACAGATATTGATTATGATAAAATATTATTACTGGTGGATGGAAATTATTTCAAACCGTTTTCAATATTAAATAAAACAAAAACAAAATTTGAAAGTATAAAATGTCAAATGGTTGAAGGAGGTGATAATAAATATACGTCTATAGCGGCAGCTTCAATATTAGCAAAGGTATCAAGAGATAAATATATTGAAGAACTTTGTATACAAAATCCAGAGTTAATAGAACGTTATAGTATTGATTCAAATAAAGGATATGGATCAAAAAAACATATGGAAGGAATTAAAAAATATGGAATTACGAAATGGCATAGAAGAACATTTGGTATATGTAAACAATTTGCTTAATGTAAACTACAATAATAATTAGGTTCACAATGAAATCCTAATTGTTTACATTTAATAATGATATTATACATTGTTTCAATAGATGAAATGTCAAAATATATTATATATTTGGATTTATCAGTACGCCTTTTATAATATGAAGTTATGGTATTGTTAGTTTGTTCTACAAGATTTGATAATAATTTATTTTCTTTTTCAATATCATTATCTTTATTATTTAAATCAACAAACAAATAATTACCAACCATCCTAATTGTAATTTCATAATTTTTGAAAGTTTTATATTTTTCAATGCGCAATAATTGATTACTATCATAATTAATTGTTTTCAATACTGTAACATTAATTGATTTACCGAGATAAGTCACTGTACCAGAATTGACTAAACGAGAAAATGGATTTTCATCTAAATATTCTTTTGAAGGTATATTATCTTCTGTTAGTTGTGATATATTTTCCCACATTTCAATATTCTTATTAATACGTTGTAATCCTTTTTTCCATTCTTGTTTCAAATGATAGTCAGTAATATCTTTATCAATATCAATTAGTTCAATTTGTGTTTTAGCGTGAAACCAAGCATCTTTTGTTTTTTCAACAATATCTAAAACATTAGTACATTTTAATATATCTTTGTAATTGCTTAATTGTCTTAATGTTATGGTATGTTCCATAAATGCTTTATTATTCATTTTAATTCCTTCATAATCGAGCGAGTACAATGTTTTACTTTTTTGTTTGTTTGTCATTTGTCTCCATTCATCAATAGAAATAAATATTCTTTTATCTATACTCATGATGTATTAATTATATTTGAATAATGTATTTTCTTTATATTTTAATTCAATTTTAATTTAGCATTCAAATTGTATATAAAAGTATTTAAAATTGAATTATAATATAAAGAAAATGTATTTAAATATAATAATAAAGTATTGAATGTCACAATTTAAAATCACACAAATAGAATTAACGGATGTTAAATTGCATGGCGACGCAAAATATAATTCAAATAACCACGGTTCAATAAGACCAGATGATTATTTCAATGTTCTATCTCAATCATATACGGATAAATGGATTGATCTATTTAAACCTGAATATAAAAAATTTACAATTGATAATCAAAATTATTTATATTTGTTAAAATTGGCTAATAATGTTGGTAAAATAACCGGAAATATTCCTCAAATTTTTATGGAAGATATGGAACCATTATTTAATGAATTTTCACATCATTTTGATGGAACAAATTATTTTGTCAAGGTAAATAATGTTAGTCTTAAATATGGAATTCACGGTATAGGTCCATATAATAATATTCAAAATATTATCGAATCATCAGTAACTTGTATTGAAGGGCATACACCAATATATCCTTATGTAAAAAAAATAGATGTATATTTATTACCATGGGTTAAAATTGAACCCGTTAATGAATATAGAGTATTTGTTTGTAATAACAAAATTACAGCAATATCACAGCAAAATTTATACTTGAAATTATATGATGAATTAAGTATTTTAAAAATACCTGAAAATCTTCAAATAATTGTAGATTATTTTCAAAAAGAAATAATAAATAAAATAACTTGGATATCATCTTATTGTTATGATTTTGCTATTGTTGATAATAAACCATATTTTATCGAAATGGGTAGTTTTGGTAAAGAATATGCTGCAGGTTCAGCATTATTTCATTGGTTGTTAGATGAAGATATATTATATGGTAAATTAAAAAATAATGTTATTGAATTCAGATATACAATTTAAATAATTAAATTATAATTTTACATTTTAAGCAGAACACATTTCACAAATTTCTTCTTGTTCTTCGCTATTTTCTTTTGTTTCTGGTTCAATGGTAAATTGTTGAGCTTGGTGTTTTGCTTTTCTTCTTAAATAATATATACCCGTTTTTAAACCCTTTTCCCATGAATAAAAGTGCATTGATGTTAGTTTGTTATAAACTGGATCTTCCATCCATAAATTTAAACTTTGACTTTGACAAATATAAGGACCTCTATCTGCTGCCATATCAATTATATGTTTCATTGGAATTTCCCAGACAATTTTATATTTATTTCGAATATGTTGAGGTAAAATAGTTAATTGTTGAATAGAACCTTTATTTGAAATGATGTTATTTTTAATTTGTTCATTCCAATAACCTAATTGTATCAATTCACGCATTAAATATTTATTTACAACTACAAATTCTCCAGCAAGAGTACGACGACTATATATATTACTTGTAAATGGTTCAAAACATTCATTAAATCCAAGAATTTGAGAGGTTGATGCGGTTGGCATTGGAGCGACCAGCAAAGAATTTCTTAAACCGTATTTATTTATATTATTTTTTATTTTTGTCCAATCAAAACGGTCAGACGGAGTTACAGACCACATATCAAATTGAAGTATACCTTGTGACGCAGGAGATCCTTCAAATGAACTATATGCTCCTAATAAATCTTTATTTGTACTTGTGTATTCGAGTTCGATTAATAACTCAGGGTCCAATTTTTGTAGTTTTTTTGTAAATTCCATTGCTAATTCGTTACTTTTTTCTAAAGCAGCGTGATAAATGGTCTCAAATATTTGTTTATTGAGTTCTTTCGCTTCGTCAGAATGAAATGGAATATCTAATAACACAAATGTATCTGCTAACCCTTGAATTCCAATACCAATAGGTCTATGTTTAAAATTGCTATTTCTTGTTTTTTCTGTCGGATAAAAATTAATATCAATTACATTATTTAGATTGTTAGTTATAACTTTTGTGACGTAGTGAAGATGGTCAAAATCAAATGTTTTGTTAGTTTCATTAACAAAAGATGGTAGACCAATGGAAGCTAAATTACATACGGCGGTTTCTTTGTTATCCGAGTACTGCAGAATCTCACAACATAAATTTGACGATTTAATGGTGCCTAAATTTTTTTGATTTGATTTAATATTACACGCATCTTTATACAATAAATACGGTGTACCGGTTTCCATTTGTGAATCTAAAATAGCAAACCATAGGTCTCGCGCATTAATTGTTTTTCGCGCTTTACCTTCATCTTCATATTTTATATATAATTCGTTAAATTCTTCTCCGTACACATCGGAAAGTCCGGGACATTCGTGTGGGCAAAAAAGCGACCATTTGCCATTTTTTTCTTTAACTCTTTCCATAAATAAATCTGAAATCCACAGAGCATAAAATAGATCACGTGCTTTTAGTTCTTCGTCCCCGTGATTTTTACGTAATTCTAAGAAATCAAAAATATCTGCGTGCCAAGGTTCTAAATAAATAGCAAATGAACCACTGCGTTTTCCACCTCCTTGGTCAATGTAGCGAGCAGTATTATTAAATACACGTAACATCGGAACTAATCCATTAGATATTCCGTTAGTTCCTTGAATATGTGTGCCTTTGGCTCTGATATTATGAATATGTAATCCGATACCGCCAGCCCATTTTGAAATAATGGCACAATCTTTTAATGTATCAAATATTCCATTAATACAATCATTTTCCATCGCTATTAGATAACATGAACTCATTTGAGGACGCGGAGTTCCCGCGTTAAATAATGTTGGTGTTGCGTGAATAAAATATTTTTGTGACATTAAATTATATGTTTCTTCAACAAGTTTTAATGAGTCAGGATTATTTATATCTCCGTGTATTCCAATAGAAACACGCATCCACATATGTTGCGGTCTTTCAACAATTTTTTTTTCTTTTTTAAATAAATATGCTCTTTCAAGTGTTTTAAATCCAAAAAAGTCAATTAAGTAATCTCGATCATAATCAATCATTTCATTCAATTCACTAGAATGCTTACTAACATATTGCCATAATTCTGAAGATACTAATGGACGATGTTTTTCATGAATATCTTTAAACATAAATAATTCTTCCATAGCATCGCTAAATTTATCACAAGTATTTTTTTGATGATTTGAAATAACAATACGTCCTGCTAAAGTGCCATAATCTGGATTTAAGGTTGACATTGCTGCACATTGTTCGGCCGCTAATTCGTCAATCTTGGTTGTTGAAATTGTATCGTACAACTGATCAATAACTTTCATAACTAATTGCGGATAATTAATATTAATAGATGCTTCTTGACCTAATTTTTTAATTCTTGTTAAAATCTTATCAAACGCAATCTCCTCTAATTGGCCATTTCTTTTTGTAACGCGCATATCATTATTTTCCATCATAGTATAAATATATATAGTAAATTCATTTTAAGTCAGTTTTCAAAAATAAAATAAATAAGTTTTTATATAATTCTATATTATATGAAAGATAAAATTAATACGTATGGAAAAAGTATGATATTTTTAATAGGAATAATAGTAGCAAGTATATTTTTAGCTCCATTTATTAAAGAAAATAGCGAAGGATTTAGTGGAATTAATGATTTATCAACTCCTGGTGATTTTCCCAAGTCTGTTAATCAAGTAATATTAGATGACTTTCCAATTATAGGTAATAATAAAACATCTGATAATAATTATGATGAAATATGGTGGAAGTATCCTGTGTTTAGTTTGGGTTCTTATAAACAAATAACTAACAATTTAAAACATCATCGTAATCCTGATCAAGGAACTTGTATTCGCGCAGATTTTTGCGGAGCAGCGTATTATGATAATAAAGATACAAAAACAAATATTATTACACCGTTACCTGAAGCAGAAGAAGGAGAGGGAGCAAGAGTAGGATATTTTAGAAGTGAACCAAATAAATTGTTTTTTTCAATTCCAACAAATCAAAATATATTATATTGATAAATACTTATAACTTATCATAATCAATATCAATATTAATTAGTTCTGGAATAGGTACATATGAAGTATTATCAATATCTTTTTTAATAACATTAATTTTATTGTTGAATTGTAATAAACATTTTGAAGTTGTTGGTGTTGTAATATCAATAAATTCTTTTTTCGGTTTGCGATTGGGTGCTCGATGTTCATATCCACTAATTCTTTCTTGTTCAATAATAGTCCATATTTCTTGTAATTTAGAAATATTATCATTGAACCATTGTTTATTTCTACAAACTAACACACAACTAATAATATCCAATTTCCAATAAATTGTTTTCATAAATACATATTTATATTCTGGTTTATGATAAAAATCAATATTTTTGTCTTGCCATTCTTCAATTTCTTTTGGGTGAATTATATCTAATGGTTTATATAAATAAAATGGTTTACCTTCTGCGGTGTGAAAATATATAATAATTCCCTTAATTTTATTGTCTTTTGATAAACAAGTATTCTGAAATTCTAATCCATCTTCATCTTCATATAATTCATTTGATGTGTCAAATAAATACGACGTATAATTAGTATATTCTGTAAATTTTGTTTCAAGAAAGTCACATTCGTCTAAATTACATACTTCCATTTGTAATTGCATTTGAATCCAATATTCTTTCTTTGGAATTCCATTAATTTCACGATTAACAATATTTTTTATTTCCAACATACGACCGTATCTTGTTGATTGTTTATCAATATTTATTCCATCAGGAGAAGCGCCTAAAAATAAATATTTATCATGTTGAATACATCCAAAATCTTCTATTTTTGTATTATACAAATGTTCATAAATGATAACAGACAAAGGTTCATATTTTTGTCCCCAATGAAGAGATGTAGTTGTATTTACCATTACAATTTCATTATTATTATTATTATTATTATTATTATTTAAAATATTTAATGGTTGACATTTTTCATAAATAAGTTGATTTTTTACATTTTGATTTTCAAATGCTTTATACGCGTTAGATGCTGTAATTAAATTATAGCGAAAAATATACCATTCTTCTGTTCTTTGTTTTGGTTGTGGTTTATTTCTTAATATATTTATTTGAATATCAATAAAGTTCATATTTGGTTCTTGTAAAATAATTGTATCTGAAAAAGATCGTGGAAATAAAAATAATTCAAAAAAATCGCATTTGGCTTGTTCAATAATATCATCAATTTCTTCCTCAACATCATCATTATAAAATATATCAAACTCAAAATGTAAATGAATTAATTCACGTATATCATCATCAAAATAATCTTCAAATTCTGGTTCAGTGATAATAGATGGATTTTCATTAATAAATTCATCCATTAAATGTAAACACATTTGATATAATTCAATTGTTTCTTCTTCATCAAAAAAAGATATATTTTCTTCAGGAACAATTAAATCTGTTATATCAAATAATGTATTAGGTATATCATACGGAGGAATAATTAAATGTTTATATATTTCAAATGATACTGTATTAATCATATTATATAATATGTTAGTTTATATTTATATTATTATATAATATGTATATTTACTTTATGTATACTTAACTCTCTTTTTCGGAGTCTGAGTCATCATTATTTTTAATATTTTTTGCGGTTCCTTGTTTCTTTTTTGGCGCTAATCCTTTCAAAGTGGAAACTCTTTTATCAATATTTTTAAGAGTAAAGTGATTTGAAGGTTTATTATGAAATAATGCCGGAATATCTTTAATTTCACCTGTTTCTTTATTATAATTAACATCTTTCACTCGTTGTAATTTTTTTTTATCAAGACAATCTTTGAAAAATGTAATTAATTCATCATATTCAACTTGTGTTAAATTATTGGTAATTTTATAATTATCAGCAAACAAATATAATTTTCTTATTTTTGCTGTTTTATCTAATTTACTCCAAGGTTCATTTGAATTTGTTATTTTTTCATTTTCAAGAAATTTGTCTAAATTTGAAAGGTTACTTGAAGTATTATTTTCTGGCCAAGGGACACCATTTAAAATCATAGATTTATATTTAAGTGTTTTTAATTCATTGCAAACGGTTGTTTGTGTTTCTTTACTCATCTTATATAGTATATTGTAAAATTGAGTTTAACTTTGTTTTTTATATAATATTAAAACTATATATATTCAAAATAATGTTTATATTGATTATATAATATATAAAAATTAAAAAACTTAAATTCTGATACCTCTCCAATATTCGAATTCTTCAGTATAATTACTTTTATTATGAAGATTTTGTATTATTTGTTTTTTTTTATTTATAATATATTGTTTTTTGTAAATATCTTCATCAAAAATATATTTTAATTCATCATCAGTTATTTTATTAATTTTTTCTAAAATTTCATCAAATGTTAATAAAAACACAGAATAATCAGAACGATGAGATACTTCACAATCGTACTCATCATAAATTAAAAGTACCTTTTTTCCTGATATATGATTCCAAACATATACTTGTTCTTCATATAACCAATCATAATCTCCACAATTAGAAACTGGTGAATGATAACATTCATATGATTCATATAATAATATAGGGTTTTCAATATTATTGAACAATGTTTCTAATGTGACATTATTTGTTGAATAAGTAAAAGAATTTACACGTCCAACACCTTTCAATAGAGGTGTTTTGTTTAATATTGTTAAAATATCTTCAAAACGGTCTTTAGCATTATACTGAAATCCACATCTATTTTCATCATCATATCCAGGAGGAACCTTTAATAAGTTATGAAGTTTTTCAAATTCTTGAATCATTTATATAAAATATTATATATTATTTTTATATTCATATTCAAATATAAAATATAAAATATAATAATATATAATGGATAATAATATAAAAAAAATAATAATTTGTGAACCCGAAAAACAGAAGTCTCAACAAAATAAAACAAAAAAAATAAATTTTGAAAAAGAAATAAAATTAAGAGTAGAAACAAAAACTTGGGGATTGAATGATGAAGAATTAACTCATCAAAAACAATTTAACAATATTATATGTGATGAATTTATTGTTAACGAAAATAAGGATAAATATAAAACAAAATTAGCATCTCATATAAAAAATAAATTATATAATTATAAACAACAAGATATAATAAAAAAAAAATTAAACGAAGAACAATTTGTAAGTTATGAAGAAACTATACAATTATTGAGAATGTGTGATTTAAAATGTTGTTATTGTTCAAGTGAAGTATATATTTTATATGAACGAGTAAGAGAAATGAAACAATGGTCATTAGATAGAGTTGATAACAATATTGGTCATAATAGCGGTAATGTAGTAATATCTTGTTTAGAATGTAATCTGAAAAGAAGGAGAACTAACAAAGATGCATTTATGTTTACAAAAAATATGGTTATTATTAAAGAAAAATAATAGTTTTTATCTGTATATATTATAATTATGTTTAGTTCACAAACATATATTGATAATGGTGATTTTAGTAACTTTTTAATTGAAAACAATATATTACCAACAATGGCAAGTGTTAGTATAGGTCTTGTTAGTAGTGATTTTATAAAATCATTTGTTAGTGATATAGTTTTTCCATTAATTGTTTTGTTATTAGGATTTACAAATATTAAAATATTTCAAATACCATTAACAAATAATACAAAATTCAACTTCATAAAATTCTTTCAAAATTTTACATCTTTGATTATTATAATATTAACAACCTATTTTTTTATAAGTTATTTTTCACAATTAGTTATTAAAAAAAAAGAAAACGAAAAAACAAATAAAAATTTAGGTTAAATACTATATTATTTTAAACATAAATAATATAATGTATATTACGTGGAAATGGAGTATAGGAGAAGCATATTATAAAAGCGAAAGATTAAAGGGACAAAGTCAAGAAAAGGGACAAGGTCAAGAAAATAATTCACAAATAAACGCAATGAACCAATCTTTAGCAGATACGTCCTTTTTCAATCAAGATACAGATCTCATTAACATTACAAATACAATGTTTTCAAGAAATCAAAATACAAATGAAACAAAACGTGAAGACCTTGATACAAAAATAGCAGACCGCGAAATGATTGCTCAAAGAGGGTTTAATCCGTTTTTACAAACAAGTTATGTTAATGATATTGTATCTCATGATATGTTTTTAAAACCTGTAAACACAACATTTGGAAATACTAACAAAACATCTTAAATACTTTTAACACACATTGTATGAAGTAATCTATTTACTAAATATGCCAAAAATGTATTCAAAAGAACCAACAATGAGTTTACAACAAACATCGCATTTACTTTCTTAATATGAGTCACCATAAAATAACCTATTGATAAAAAACTGGTAACAAACATTATTGAAAATAATACGGATAGAGCATAAAAATAAACGCAAAATTCTCTGGGCAAAGGTCCAAAATAACGATCCATAAAAGAAACAGACATATAATATTTATTTAGATATTAAATTTATTTTTATAATAAATTACTTTTAAAATAAAACAACTTAAATAAATCATTTTAACACTAAATAATGAATTGTAATTATACCACTCAAAATGATTTATTACTCAAAAACTTAATGATATTCTATAAAACAGATGACCTAAATGGGAACTATAATCCAACAAATAATTTAGATAAAATGCTAAAACTTATTACCGGAGAATCTAAAATTTCACTTCGAATTGTGGACTGGTTTGCAACCAATTATTCTAAAAAGTATTACACACTTTACGTAATTGAAGCGAGCGCCGATAATGTTACCCGACGATTTAAAGTATACGATGATTACAAGTTAAAGTTGAAAGCTTACAGCAAAAAAAGATTTGACCCTTTTTGTCGGTGGGATAGAATAAGTATTCCATACACAAATGGAAAATTTATTGAAACCACTATTGGACAACTTAATTTTTTCAAATGGGCGCTTGAAAACAAGGTGATAGATTACATTGAACAAAATTATATTGAGATTGAAAAAGATATGAATAATCGTAATAGTACTTCCAAACGAAAGGAGATTGTGACTGATAATTCAAAGACACGAAAAAAACGTGAGGAACTTTCAGTTTCGGCGACAAAAAGCATAAAAAAAGAGAAGGTAGAAATTGTTGTCCAGTTTCATTAACGAATGCTTTTACTTTTAAAATCAAAAACAATATTATAAATAACAACTTAAAGACAACACTTGTTATTTATATATAATTGAAATGGAAGAACTCAATATCGTTGAACTCATTGAAAATAACCCGATAACCAAGTTATCACAAGATTATAATGTTAAATTATTAACAAAAATTAAAGAACAATTTACCGATTTTGAACAACAATTGTTTTTATCAAGTTTTTATTGCTATCTTAATTATGACCAAAAAAAAGATTTTATTATTGATTTAGATAATGTGTGGAAATGGATGGGATTTAGTCAAAAAGATGCGGCTAAAAGAGTTCTTGAAAAAAATTTTTGTATTGATTATGATTATAAAATTATTGCTCCACCGACTTGTGGAGCAAAAAAAGATAGGGGAGGTCATAATAAAGAAATAATTATGTTAAATATTTATACATTTAAAAAATTTTGTCTTAAATCAGGAACAAAAAAAGCAAATGAAATTCATGAATATTATTTAAATCTAGAAGAATTAATTCAAGAAACATTACAAGAAGAATGTAATGAGTTAAAATTACAATTAGAAAATATTGTAACCACAACAGAAAAAGAAAAAGAAGAATTGAAAGAAAAAACATTATTAGAACAATTTCCAATTAATAAACAATGTGTTTATATTGGATTAGTTGATAATAAAACATTAGGTAAACCAAATAGTAAAATGTATAGAGAAACAGTAATAAAATTTGGACAAAGTAACAATTTACAAGAAAGAGTAAAAACACATAAAAAAACATATGAAAATTTTAGATTATATAATGCGTTTAATGTTAAAAATAAAATCGAGATAGAAAATTGTATTAAAAAACACCCAACATTTAAAAACAGATTAAGAATTGTGACTATAGATGATATTGCTCATAGAGAATTAATTGCGCTTGATGATGGAGAATATACTATTGACAAAGTTGAACAATTGATAAAAGAAATTATCAAAGAAAATGAATACAATGTTGAAAATTATAATTTGTTATTGAATAAAAATGAAGAATTACAAAACGAAATTTATAGATTAAAAGATACGATTAACGAACAAGAAAAATTATTAAAAAATAACGATAAAAAAATACATAAATTGGAATATGATGTAACAAATGATATTAAAGGTAAAATAGCAAGCAACTATGCTATATGTAAATATGGATATTTTTTATACGCGTATCAGTATGAAAATATGAGATTTGTATGTTCTATTTCAAGACAAAAAGATTATGATACAGTTTTAAAAAATCTTAAGGAGTTATACCCGTCAGGAGAAATGATTTGTCAAGAAAAGTGTTCATATCCATTAACAGAAAAAAATATGATGTTTATTTTAAAACAAAATTGTCTTAGTCTTGGACAAAATAAATTTGAAGGTTCAATAAATAATATAATAAAAATATTTGAAACATCTGTGAAATTGGAAGAAGTATTAATAAAACAGTCGAAAGATATTGATTCTTTATTAGAATTATTATCAGATACCAAGATGAATATTAATACGAATTTAACAAATGTAATAAATGATACAACAACAAATGTAATAAATGATACAACAATAAATGTAATAAATCATGAAATACCGGTTGTCAGAAAGGCAAAACGTTCAATTGATAAAATAAATAAAGACACTGGTGAAGTTTTAGCCACATTTGAGAGTATAGAAGCTGCCGGACGTTCGTGTGGATTAACTACTGGAACGGCGGTGGGTTATGCACTAAGAGAAAAAAAAATTTGTAAAGGATTTTTATGGAGATATTCAGGTGTTTCGAAAGAAGAACAATTCGCAGAACAACCTGTAATTAAAATTTGTTGTAAAAATGGAGAAAAAACATATTTTAAAACAATTGCTGAAGCAGGAAAAGACGCTAATATTTCTGCGCCAGGATTAAGAATGCGAATATTAACGGATGTTCATGCTGATAATTTTCATTGGGTTTTTAATAAAGAAGCTTGTCATTATATCTAAATGCCAATTATTTATAATAAAATTGAAATAATTTATTATAAACAAAGTGTATGTATAATTACTATAATGTCTAATATTTTTCAAAATGAATTGTGTTATTTTTGCGATGAAACTTATCCTCATCCAAGTTGTTTTATAACTAACTATGATGATTTATGGGTTTGTGACAGTTGTGATAACTTTACACTACCTATAAATTATACAAATAGTAGAGAAAATGGCGAATGTTGTGTTTGTATTGAAGAAAAACCTTTAGTTGAATTACCTACTTGTAGTCATAAAGTATGTTTAAAATGTTGTAAAACAATATATTTTGGTTCTACGACAGATGTACTACCCTTACATTGGAGAGAAATTGATAATGAATGTCCTAATTGGCCTTTTTATGAATATGAAGATTATAATGAAGATGATGAAGATAAAAAACAAGAAGAATATTATTATTTTGAAGATACATATTTTAATTACGAAGAAAATACATATGATGAACTAACAGAAATTAGAAATAGTTTAATCTCTGAAAGACCTGATTGGATGAATACAGAAGAATTTATAAATTATGAAAATAATTGTTTTAGGTATCATACAAATTTTGCAAAAGTGGATAAAGATTGGAATGAATGGAATAATAATAAAACAAAAGGGAATGGAACTTGTCCATTATGTAGAGCAAAACCAATATAAATAGTTGTTTATATTTTTATATTTAAATGCTAATTATTTTGGCTATACTTTTTCTAAAGGTATATTATAAAGGTATATAATATGAACAACATTCAAAAAAGATTTATATTATTTTTATTTGGTTGTATTGGGACTAGAAGTTTGTTAGTTTATATTGCCAAGACAACTAACAAAACAATTTTAATGTATATGGGTTATTTAGCATTATTACCTGCTATAGGATTTTTTTATTTATTTTTAACGGGGTCAAGAAAAACAGGTTCAGAAGTATTTGGAGATAAAATATGGTGGAATAATTTAAGACCAATTCACGGAATATTATATTCTTTATTCGCGTATAATGCGATAACAGGTAATTCAAATGCGTGGATTTATTTGTTAGTTGATGTAGTATTTGGACTTGCGAGTTTTTTAATTTTTCATTATATTAATGGTGATTTTAATAAATTGTGTTAACATATTTATATGTAAATGTATTTAAATATAATACTATAAATAAATAAAAATGATACAAAGTTTTGTTTTTTTTAGTTTTACAACTATTTTAAGTATTTCTATTGCTTTTAGTATAACTTCATTGTGGATGTGGTGTAAAGGTAGGTTATATAATTATTATTAATAAGTATTTAAATATATATAATAAAAATATATATGAAAACTATAAATATTATAAAAAGAATTGAACCATTGGAACCAGCAAATAAAATATTATTGGATCAATTATTAGTTGAAAAAGGAGGAATTGATTTACCTGATGATTTTTATAATTATTTAACTCAAGAATCATATAATAAATTATTATTTTTTGGAAATGATAATAATATAAAATTTCATGATGATGAATATTGTTATGATTATATTGATTTATACTTACTTCCATCAAATGAAGACCATAAAGTTTATATATTAGATAATATTGAGTTTTTTAGTTTTAGTACTATTTCAGAAGAAATGATATTATTTAATAAAGAATATTTTAAAGAAGATTATGAAATTACTTTCAATGATTTAAATAAATGGATGATAAACATAGGACAAGGACATTATTTTGGTAATGAATATTATATTTATATTGGTGAAGGTCCTTATTTTGGTTCAATATGGCAAAATTGGAATGATTCCATAAGCAGTTGTGAAATAGATTATGGTTATGCGTTCGCGACATTTACTGAATTTCGTAATTATATAAAAGAAGGAAGAATACATAAATATAAAGATTTCTGATTAATTAATTATTTTTTAAGTTGTTCTTCAATATAAAAACTAACAATATAAATAAAATATGGGAAATACTCAACCAATGAAAAAAATCAATTATGAAGATATGCAAACTGTCATTAAAAATCCAGAAATATATTTGATAATAAAAAAGTATTTAAATATTTTAAACAATAAATAAAAATGATACGTAGTGTTGCGTTTTTTGTTTTACATTTTTTTAATCGATATACCAATTAAATTTGGTATAACTGTATTTTGGTTTTGATGTAAAAGTAGGTTTTATTATTATTAATAATATTTATTGAAACTATATTAGCTTGTTTTCTCGCCTCCTAAACACGATGGTAATTCTGATTTGTTAGTATCTTGGTTATACATTTTTGCACCAACTGTTGATTTTAATTTTTCAATCATCATTCCTAAAGAACCACAATATTTACCAAATGTATCCATCTCAGTTTTTGAAAAAATACATTTAGTACCTATTTTTTTCTTCTCGTAAAAATAAGGTTTAAATCTATTCGTAATATATGTAATACAATTATATACATTTATATCTTTTACTGAACCATAACATTTATCTGATTTTTTATAAATTCCATAAACACTATTATCAACAACACCATTATTTGTGTTTATATAATCATTTATATCATTATCATTAGATTGATCTTGCGTAAATAATGTAAATCTATGTATTTCACAACCAGGTTCATTATATATTGCTTTAAACATCTCGGTATCAACATGTATTACACCTGGATACATTTGTATATTATCACTAGTTTCATTATAAGATTTAGCTTCAAATTCGGCTATAAGATTGTTAAAATTATCAATAGTATCGAAATTTAAATAACCATCTGAATCGGTATATTCTCCATCATTTCTAGGTATTTCTTTAGAAACATGTGTGTCGTATAAATCATCAACATTTACACTGTACCCATAAATAGGTCCATTATTTGGATCAAAACTAAACGCACAATGACCCCAAATAGCTGGTAACAATACTTGTTTAACCTTAACATTTTCATTTTTATCATTTGTTTCTATTATTTCTGAATAATTTCTTTTGCATCTATTATTTATCCATATATATATTTCATTATCATTAAAAGGAGGAAATATTGGTTCTGCTTCATTTGCCTTTAAACCACATTCATCTAATATCTCCTGCTCAGTTTCATACATAGAATATTTTTCACCTGTTTTTAATGTCTTATATCCACCACCCCTTATACAACGTTTTTTTGTTTTACATTTTTTGTTTTTTGTTTTTCGTTTTACATTTTTTGTTTTATATTTTACATTTTTTGTTTTTCGTGTTTTTTTTATTTTTTTATTTATCATATATATTTGTATGATAAAAAATAAAATATTATATAATTAATTTTAATAAATTAATGTAACATATTTATTGGAACAAAATAATATAATAAATGGCCTTCAACACCAACTGGTTTACACGAATTTATTATACAAGGTGTTTTATTTCCACAAATAACACATTCTTTTCTATTTTTAATATTATTTCCATATATAATAAAAAAAATGCTTAATATAAAAATATATTGATACATATATAAATATATAAAATGTATTTAAATATAAATTTTAATATAAATACACAAAAAAATGATTGCGATATTATTAGCTAGTTTTTTTATTGGATTATCTATTGGAATTGGTACATATTTATTATATGATTGTATTATAAATAAATGCTATAATATTATATAATAATTAATATACTTGTTTATCTTTTGGATAAATATTTAATAAATACCCATACCAACTTACTCTAACATATTCAACTGTTCCTATATCAAGATTTTTTATATTATTTATGATTTCTTGTTTTTTATTTTCAGATAATGAAAATTTTGAATTTCTTTTGAAATGTAATATATTTGTATTTTCAATTTGTTCATCTGTAAGTTTACCTCCTTCAAATGCTGAAAATATATTTTCTTTTTCAAATTGAAAATAAGGATGCGCCAATTGTTCAACATTTTTTATAATTTCAAAATGATTCATATTTGATATAATATATAAATTATTATTTTATACATTTCAAATTCAATTTTTTATTGATTAAAATAAGTATTTAAATATATGATATGTAATTATATTGAAGAAGGAAGAATAAATAAATGTGAATATTTCTGATAAATAAATAATTTTTAAGTTGTTCTTCAATTTAAAAACTAACAATATAAATAAAATATGGGAAATACTCAACCAATGAAAAAAATCAATTATGAAGATATGCAAACCGTAATAAAAAATCCAGAAATATACTTAATTATTAATACGTTGAATCACAATGAACAACAATGTTTAATAATAAATACAATATCTGTTAATGATGAAGAAATATTAATAAATAAATTCATAAAAGAAAATAAAAGTATTCGAATAATAATTTACGGTAAAAATTGTAATGATGAAAGTATAGATAAAAAGTATCAACAATTATATTCGTTAGGATTTTACAATATACTTGTTTATTTAGGAGGAATGTTTGAATGGTTGATGTTACAAGATATTTATGGTAAAGATTTGTTTCCAACAACAAAAAAAGAAGTTGATTTATTAAAATATAAGTCTTCTCAGTCATTAAATATTGGACTTTTAGAATATTAAATATAATCACAAACAACAGCAATAAATTTATCATCTTCATTTTTAGAATTATCATTTAATATGACTTTGAATGGTTTTCCACATCCGACAATTAACTGATTTTCAATATAATGATCGCATAAATTCTTTGGCGTATGAGGATCTATTTGTAACATATTATTTTTAAATACACCGTGACGAAAAATGCAGCAATTAAGTTGTTCGATAACAATAGTTTCTTTACAATGAGGGCATTCAACAACAATATTAACTAATATGGTGGTATCCATTTATAATATAAATAAATATTTTTAATATGTGTTAAATATAAATATATTGATATTATTCAACCATTCATCGATAACTGTTTCATTTTTATAAATATCTATATTTCCGTCTAAAAATAATTTATGCTTAATTATATCACGGTTGTTTAAAAAGTCTTCATGATATTTGTGACAATCAATTAAATAAGTTAATGGAATAACCTCTTCTCCATCTCTTGCTCTTTTGTGAATTCTTTCATAACATTTTACGGGGTCTGTAGTAACATAGATTGAATAATTTATAGGAAAATCTTTTGCGAATTCGTCAAACCAATTTAAATAAATTTGATAACAAACATTTTCAATTTTACCCTGATTAAATAACATTTTAGCAAATACTTCTCTATCGGTGTATAAACTGCGTTCCGTTATAATAATATATTCTTTTTCATACTTTGGATTATCATTTTGTATTTTTTTAATAGTGTCTCTTAATATTTTTAGTCGAGAAATATACGCCATCATTTGAAATGCAAATGAATATTTTTCTTGATTTGAATAAAATAATTTTAACATTGTATTTCCTTCATTATCTTTAATTTTTTCCCAATCATCAACTGGTTCGCGTAAAAATATCACATTTGTATTATTTTCATAATATTTTCGAATGTTTTCAAGTAATGTGGATTTCCCAGAACCGATATTTCCTTCGATTGATACAATCTTGTAATTAATGGACATTATTATTATTATATATGGAAATACTTTTATATCATAATATTATTTCAATTTTTTTAATTAGTTAAAAAAAATTGAATTATTAAAACGATATAAAGATAGTAGTATATTAGTATATACTCGTCTTTAAAATGGATCTTACACAACGTAAATTATCTAAGTCTGAATGGGATGGTATTGAAATCCCCGTTAATAAAGATGAACTTGAAATATTACAATTAATTGTTAATGGATTTTCCAATGTACAATTAAAAGTTAATAACACTAATTCTATCTTTACACAATTAAAGATAGAATACAATGATCAAATTGAAGAATTTCTTTACGCTAATTACTTTGCTGAAAAAATCAAAACACTTGTTCAAAAATATAAAATTTCATTTATTTGTTTTACAAGTTCACGTAAAAAAAATGGTGATGAAAACAACGAGCAATCTCAAGAAATGTATTATGTGAATGTCGCTTCAATTGTTAAACTAAAGAGCAGTGATCAAATTAGATTATCTCGATTTAACACTGAAACAATTAGCAGTAATAATAATATATATGAATTTGTCCTCTACAATAATTTAGAAAAAATGCTCGAATATAAAGAAAAAAATAATAATAAATGGATGTACTATTGTTATACACTTAATAAACTCATAAAAAATAATGTTGAAAAAGTGAATAGATATTTGAAAGAAATTATTGAAACATTTATAAAAAATTATGAAAAAGATGTAGATTTGCTGTATATACTTCGTAACTCATCTGAAATTATTGAGAAAAACCCAAATATATTGAAATACAGTGATTTGTCATTATATGATCATCAGAAAACTATATTTACCGCTATAAAAAGTGTTAAACCCAAATTAATTTTATATATTGCTCCTACTGGTACTGGAAAAACACTAACACCTCTTGGACTATCTCAAACATATAAAGTAATATTTGTTTGCGCTGCTAGACACGTAGGTCTTGCTCTTGCCAGATCGGCAATTTCTATAGGTAAACGTATTGCGTTTGCGTTTGGATGTTCTGCTGCGGAAGATGTACGTTTACATTACTTTGCTGCAAAAGAATATACGAAAGATAGACGAAGTGGTCAAATAAGAAAAGTTGATAATACAGTTGGAGATAAGGTTGAAATAATTATATGTGATATTAGGTCTTATTTGCCAGCAATGTTTTATATGGCATCATTTAATGATATTAATAATATTATAACCTATTGGGATGAACCTACAATAACAATGGATTATAAACATCACGAATTACATACAATAATCAAAAACAACTGGAAAAAAAATATTATACCAAATTTCATTTTATCATCTGCCACATTACCAAAATTACACGAGTTAACGCATACTATTGCTGATTTTAAAGAAAAGTTTTCGGAAGCGATAATTCATAATATTGTTAGTTATGATTGTCGTAAAACAATTCCTTTAATAAATAATGACGGATATATTGTTATGCCGCACTATCTTCACGAAGATTATTCAAATATTATGGAAACGGTTACACATTGTGAAGAAAATTTATCATTATTGCGATATTTTGATCTTAAAGAAGCGTCAGAATTTATTTATTATGTTGAAACAAATAAATTGAATAAATCATCCGCAAGATTCGAAAGAAACTTTGCTTTGATTGATGATATTGATATGACACAAATAAAATTATATTATCTCAAAGTATTGAAAAATATAATACCATCATCTTGGTCTACAATTTATAATTATTTTAATATTCAAAGAGTGAAACACATTAAATTTAATAATACGGTTGATGGTAAAGGAAATGCTATTTCAAGAACAAAAAGTTTGACAACAAATATTAATTCTTCAAAATCAAAACAAGGTGAAATGTTATCTCGTGCTGAAAGTATTCAAATTCCTCTAATAAATACCAATACGGATCCTCCGGGAAGTTGTGGAATATTTGTAACCACAAAAGACAGTTACACATTAACTGATGGTCCGACGATATTTTTAGCAAATGATCTTCCAAAAATAGCAAAATTTTGTATTCAGCAAGCCAATATTCCCGCAATTGTTATGAAAGATATTACTGATAAAATCGAGTATAATAATCAAATCAACGAAAGAGTTGAAAATATTGAAAAAGACCTTGAATTTGAAGAAACAAAAATGGAATCTAATTCATCTTCAGGTTCTTGTGATAACTCAAAAGAAGCGAAAAAACTACAAGGTAAAAAAGATAAGAAAAATTCATCAAAAGCGTTTGATAAAATGCTTGACAGAACAACCGATAAAACTATTACAAAGTTAAGAGAAGAAATTACAACATTAAAAGGTATGATTAAAAATGCCAGATTAGATGATATGTTTATTCCAAATAGACTTGCGCATTTAGAAAAATGGGCAAAAGGACTTAATACATCTGGTGCTTTTACAAGCAATATTGAAGAGAGTATTATAGTTTCTATTATGTTGCTAAAAGATGTTGAAGACAGTTGGAAAATTTTATTATTACTCGGTATTGGAGTGTTTACACAACATAAAAGCAGTTCTTATACAGAAATTATGAAAACATTGGCAGATCAACAAAAATTATATTTAATTATAGCGGATAGTGATTATATTTATGGAACTAATTATCAATTTTGTCACGGTTATTTAAGTAAAGACCTTGAACTAACACAAGAAAAAATCATACAGGCGTTAGGACGCATAGGTCGTAATAATATTCAACAACAATATAGTTCTCGTTTTAGAGATAATTCACAAATTACAACATTATTTACACGATTCAATTCTGAAGACAAACCTGAAGTAATTAATATGAACGAACTATTTAATTGTAAAAATATAAAATGGAATGGAACTGAATATTTAGAACAAGAAATTGAACAAGAGCAAGTTGTTGAACAACTGAAAGAAGAAAATTAATATTAATATATTATATTTTAGATTTATTGTGTATTGTTTTTTTATGTTTTCTTTTTTTATTAATTGTTTTCTTTATTTTTCTTATTTTCTTTATTTTCCTTGTTTTACCACCGTCCATTCCTGGAAAACTTTGATTATCAAGATCACTAAAATCTTGTGTATATTTTTTTATATCTTTTTTTTCTTTTTTTGATTCGGCAGATTCAAAATCAGAATATGTTATATCATAATAAGGGTTATCATTTGCATTAATTCTTTTTTCAACATTTGATTGTGAAATACCTTTACCATCCCCTGTATTTCCACTAACATTATAAATAATTAATCCTAAAATTACCATTAAAAAACTACCACCCGCAATACTTATTATTAATGTTTTATTTGTATTCATTAATAATAAATGATATAATAACTTATCAGTAAAAATACAATTTAAATACTTATTTTTTATTAACTGTTTTATTTTTTTTTGTATTTTTTTTATATTTTTTTGTACTCTTTTTTTTATTACCTCCAAAAAGAGGTGCTTTTTCGCCATTAATACCCGTAATATAATCTCCAAACTGATTTTTCCCTATTTCTCCTATTTTCCCCTCATTATTTTCATTTGTATTTCCTCCAATTATTGAATAACCTATAATTAATAAAAGAATTCCACCAGCGATGCTTCCAATAACAATTGGTCGATTTAATTTCATTATAATAATAAATGATATTAAATAATTATTTTATTTTGACATTGATTGAATAACTTCATCAATTCCATTATCAAAATTAGTTAATATGGTCCATCCTAAATCCTTTACTTTTTGATTACTTATGTAATATCTTTTATCATTGAATGGTCTATCTTCAATATGACTAATCCATTTTTCATAATCTTTTGTTTTTGTTATTTTTTCAATCAACATATAAGCAATTTGAGTAACTGTATATTCGTGATGGTCGTCGCTACCAATATTATATATTTCTCCTATTTGACCTTTTTCTAAAATCAATTTTAACGCAGAACATACATCATTTACGTGTAAAAATGCTCTTACATTTGATCCGTCGCCTTGAATTGTGACTTGTTCACCCTTTAAAAGTTGTTGAATAAATCTTGGTATTAATTTTTCCGGATATTGATTAGGTCCATACACATTATTTCCACGTGTTATTATAATAGGCATTTTAAAAGAATGATAATATGATTTTGCGATTAATTCAGCTGCTGCTTTTGTTGCGGCGTAAGGATTTGTTGGACACAAAACAGAATCTTCATTTTTTTTCTCTTCATTTTCTGATAACATTGATTCTCCATATACTTCATCAGTAGAAATATGAATAAATTTTTGTATCTTACCATATTTACGACACGCTTCTAATAATGTATGAGTTCCTACAACGTTATCAAGCGTATATTGTATAGCATTATCAAATGAATTTTGTACGTGAGATTGCGCTGCGAAATGAATAACAGTATCAATTTTGTAAATTTCTAAAACATTTGATATTAAATCATAAGAACATAAATTTCCTTTTACTAAATGGTATCTATTTGAATTACGTATATTTTCATTTACATTATTTTGACTTGCACAATAATACATTGCGTCTAAATTAACTATTTCAACATCAGAATTTTCATTGAAATAGTAATTTACAAAATTAGAACCAATAAAACCACAACAACCGGTAACTAACAATTTCATAATATATAATTAATATTTGTATTAAATATTATGAACGCTTTAATTTAATATTTATATTAAATTTAATATTTATATTAATTTTAATTTTGTTTATTAACTTTCATACAAACTAACACATCTCTTACTGCATCTTTTATTGGTTTTATATTGTTTATATTATCTAATTCTAATGTTGTTGTATCTAAACAATTATTAGAACGTTTTGATGCTAATATATTATTTTGTTCATCAATAGAGAAATTTTCCCATGTAAAATCGGGATCAACAATTTCCTTATACATTTCTAATATTTCATTATGCGTAATTAATCCGGGGTTTGTTAAATTAACCGTACCTTTTCGATAACTTAAAGCATATTGTATCATAACGGGTAATAAATTATCTAATACAGTCATCGAATTTGGAATTGAACATATTTTTTTATAATTTGTAATTTTTGTTATAAAATTGCGAGAAATGATTTCACTTGTAATTGGCATTCTAATTCGTATATTTAATGCTTCATCATCAAATAATTCGTGCATCAATTTATCAGTATATCCTTTTACAATAGAATAGGATGAACCAAAAAAATTAGGTTGATCGGACTCCTTAAATCCAGTCAATTCATCACCGTATGAATGATTATCATCATACTCAAAAATACATCCAGTACCTAAATAAGTAAAATGTATTCCATATTTTACACAAATTGATGATAACAAAATGGGACCATATAAATTATCTTTGATATTCTCTACTAGTTTTCCGGGTTTCTCCAAATAATCAATTGTTGAAATAGTTTCGCCTTCGTATACTCCGTGCGTTCTTCCAATAAATGACATTACGTGTGTTAAACCTTCAAAAGAACTGATCTCTGTGAAAACAGATTTATAATCATCTGCTCTACATTTTGATTTTACTACTTTTAAACCCATACTAATTAACAAATCATACACTTTGGAACCGATCCATCCATTTCCTCCATACAATAAAAAACAAGGTTTTGAATTCAATTCACTCATAATAATATTTATTTGAATTTTCTTTAAATTGTTATTTGTTAGTTTATTTACAAACATTTTACTTTACTTCCTAATTCTTTATAATAATAGTTATTATATGGAATATTATTTGTTAACGCTTTTGCTAATGTTTTATCGCTCATTTTTAATTCTTTAATACAATCATATTTACATGAAAACTCTTTGACTAAATTATTATTAACATCATATTGACCTATACCATTTTTGTATAATAATGGTGATCCATTTTTTTCTTCGAATTTTTCAATTAAATTTTCACTACAAGTATCATATAAAGTATAATAAAAACCATTTGATAAAGTATTATTTTTAACCGAATTATCTAACCCAGACGAACTTTGATATCCATTTTGTTGCGCTGCTGTTTTTCTATCAATATATACATTTAATATTTCTGTTTTATCTTGGTTTATTTTCGCAACATATCCTACATTTTGAACCTTAGTTTGTTTTGTTGGTTGAATTATGTGAATTTTATTTGGGTCTAAATTTCTTTCAACTAACAACCATCTAAATCCACAATAGATTGTATTTTCTTCTACAGCCTTTGAAATACTTGGTCTTTTAATATTTTTACATTCGTTCATTGCTTCAGTAACAGATTCATATACCTTTACAAGTTGAAGTGTTTCTGGATTAATTTGTTGAAGACGCGGTCCTAGATGCGGCATTTGCTGATTAAATCCTGTTACAACCTTAGTTTCTTTTTCATTAAGTTTACTTAGAATTTTTTCTATCGAGTTTTCTAGAGAACTCACCTTATTTGTTAATAGTTTATTGGTTTGAATTAGTTCTTTTAACATTTCATTATCATTATTAATAATCTGACCATTATTTTTTAATTTTAAAGTTTCAATTTCAAGTAATAATTCTCTTACTTTATAATTATAATTATTAATATTGTCGTTTATGATTTTTAACAAAGTTTGATGCGTAAGTGTAGTTCCTATTAAAAATAATTCAGTTTCTGATTCATGATCAAATAAATTCTTAACATTTGTTAGTTGAATACTTTGATGTGAATGTAAAAATTGTTCAAAATCGTGAGATTTATCAACTTGAAAACAATTTAATAATAAAATATTTTTATGATTTGCTTTACATTCTTGATATCGGTCTTTTATACCCTTAGTACTATGTCCTAATTTAATAATATATGTACCATTATCATTTGATTTAACCTTAATAATATATATTATAGAACCTATGTTAGCATATTGTGTTAATAATAATCTCTCTCTTTCAAACTCTTTTTCTTTTATAATTTCCTTATTTTTTATATTTTCAATTTGTTGTAATTGATTTTTTAATTCATCACATTCTTCTTTTGTAATTTCAAACATAATATTTTCTAATTTTATAAAATAATCATGAACCTCATCTGCTTTTTTAGTGCACGCCTTTAAACAAAATTTTTTAAATGTATCAATGTTTAACATAATAATTTCTTTATTATGACCTCCTCTATTATCTTTTTTTTGCTCACCCATCTTAGTGAGCAAAACTTTATAATCTTTATCAATCACAAAATTTTTTATTAAAACAGTTTTTGAGTGAGCTTTATTAGAAAACTCAATCCATTTCCATACATTATCTAAATCAATAACAAAATCATTCTTGGGGTCATATTTTAAATAGCAATAAAAACTAGATAAAAATAGTTGTTGTTCATAATCTGTGAAATGATTTTTCACTTTTTCAACTAATTTGCTCTGATAATCACCCGAAAATTTAGTGATTGGATTGCTTTCAATAAGATTTACAATGTCTATGCTCATAGTATACAATATATTAACAAGTTGTCTTTAAATTGTTTTTTGCTTTTAATATTAAAATACAAAATATGTATTTGATTTTTAATATTAAAATATATAAATAAATTCCACAGCATATATGGTCTTTAGTTGGAATAAGCGAGACCTCCCATACCACTCATAATTCTCAGCACATTATAATTGGTCGCATAAACGCGCACTTTAGCAGTCTTAGTTCCCTCAACGGTAGCATTAGACAAGACCAATTGTAGTGTGGCGTTATCAATTCTGGAAAAATTACACGTGCCTGAGGGTTGATGTTCCTCGGGTCGCAGAGCAAACGAGTACACATTAATACCTTCATCAGGGTTTCTGGTATGTGATTGGTAAGGTTGGACCCAAGAGAAGTAAGACCCTTCACGCTCAGAGAAGCGATCTTGACCGTTCAATTGAAGTTTAGCAGTGACAACTGGATTTTGTCCCCAACAATGCATATCGATGGAGGTTTCGCACAACACAAAGGTTCCAGCATCAGAAACACTAGAGTTCTCGTTATGACTGCGTTGAAGACCCGCGATAGCAGCAACAAGGGTGGGATCAATGCCAGAAGCATTTTCACCTCCAAAATTGGGTTGATTGTAAGGATTATTGGGTCCGTGCCAATATCCAGTAAATCCAGTAGGAATATCATAGTCTAACGCTCCGGCATCATCAAAGAGACCTTGAGCATCAATGTAGGAGCGAGAGTCTTGAGCAATTGAAGCGGGACCCCCAAAAGCATGGATAGCATTTGGAAGAGCATCAATCGCATCAGTGTAATTGAAAGGTTGAGCACCAAGGACCTTAAATAACAAAGCATCGCACACCAGAGATGAACAATAATCAACGTTTTGATCAGGTTGAACAACCCAAATCAATTCCTTAACAGGATGATTGAAGTTAAGTTTGATCTTGTTTGAAGAAGAACCAACCGATTCATCACCAGTGAATTGGAGTTGAGTAATCAAATATTCGTGAGGATTTTGGGCAAATCTACGACGTTCATCAGTGTCCAAAAACACGTAATCAACATACAAAGATGCGGCAACCAAAGATTGATTGTAGGCAATCGCAGCAGGAACTGGACGACCTGGAGCATATTGTTGATCAACATATTGTTGAGTTTGAGCATTTAATTTGTAGTCACCTTTGTTGCAACTTAAAGTAGTAACTGCCCACAAACATTCATCAATAGGTCTGATATCAAGATTAATCTTGACTTCGTGATATTGAAGAGCGATCAAAGGAAGAGCTAACCCTGGATTGGTACAAAACCAAAATTGAAGAGGAACATATAGAGTTGTTTCAGGAAGAGCATTACGAGGAGCACAAACTTGACGAGGTGCTAATGAGTCACAAGGACCATCGACTTCAGAAAAGGAAGGATCAGTAATAAAGGTGAGTTGAGTTGTGTTTCCAATCATCTTAAAATAACCGCGAGTTTGCTCAGAGGTCATTGTTAATTGATTCCAAATATGCATCCAATCACCATATTGACGATCAATTCTTTGACCTCCAATCTCAACTTCCACTTGAGCAATCAATTGCTCACCAGGGAAATCTAACCAACGAGCATAAACACCGCTTCCAACGCCGGCAGCGAAGGATGCGATACCCATAAGTTGATTGATTTCGGGTAAAGTGACTTGTAAGTATGTTCTGTATGCAAGATCACCGTTTCGACTGATTGTACATTGAACACGACGTCCAAAATCAGCCTGACCATTGAATGTTTGTTCAATAGATTCAATAGCAAAGTTTGTATATCTACGATATGTTACTTTCCAAAAAGTAATTTGAGGATTACCTGTACATTTCCTCTACCTTATCTTTCGATAAGGATTAGACTATATCTTAAAGCATAATTATATTCTCTTTTGTTTCATTTTCGTATTCAGTTTCATTTAATATATATTTGCTCGAAAACCATTTAGTCGTTGAACCTTCTTCTTTAAATTTTTTTAATTGTTCCACAATATATTTTACTTGATTTATGTCTATTTTTTTTTTAGATGAATTATATTTTATTGTTACTGGCATTAAATTTGACCAATTCCAACATTTTAATTTTTCATCTTCTAAAGTTAAATCAAAATTACACACAGGTATAATATGATCTATTGACCAAAATGAAGCGTAATTATCCCAATTCATTTCGGATGTAAAATTATATTCAAACCATTCTCTTAAATATTGAATATTACATCCAATATAATTCATAGTTGAAGTTTGTTTATCAAGAACTGTTCGTAATCGCGCTGCCAATGATTTTTTAATTCTATAATTCATATTTGTATTATGCTCATTTTTACACCACTCTGTTTTTTGTTCTCTCAAAAATAATGGATAACAAGATAAGCAAATCTTTTTTTTATAATATTTCTTCAGTTTTGTAAAATTTTTTAATGTTTTTTCTTCATTACATTTTTCACATTTTACTAAAGTATTATTTGCTCTATTTTCTCTTGCTATTTTTTTTCTTGTTTTATCCATTTCATTTAAACATCCTTTACAAGTGTTACCAAATTTATTTTGATCATATCGTCGGTAGTTGTTTAATGAATAACTAATTTTACATTTATTACATATTTTTAATGTGTCAGATATTTATCTGTATATTATATATTGTATATTGTTTTTATATTGTTTTAATCTTTAAAGAAGTTTGGATGCTCATTGCCCATTTCTTCGAACTTTATTGTTCAAATCATTTTATTCATTTTTACTATACCCAAGTTTTTTGTCTTGGCCACAATTTTTTCACAAAAATTGCTTAGTAGAATAAATTTTAGGGGTTTCAAGCAGTTTGATTTTCTTACCAGGGTTTTTCATTTAAATCAATTATATAACTTATGATTTTAAATCCCTGATTAACAACAGTGGTATTCTTATGAATTTCCACAAAAGGCTTTATGAATATCTTATTTTTTCGATATTCCCCGTTGTTTTTCTACCCTACAGGTTTTTAAGGTATACGTCTTGCGCGCCATCGGTTGTTCCCCAAGGTTTCCCAAGGGGCCGGACTATATCTTAAGGCTTTCGCCCCATTCCCATTTAGTCTCTGAACGTTCACCCATTTCATATATTATGAAATTGTTTGGAGGGTGCTTCGCTGCGGATTGCCCAATTCTTAGTGTTTTTACCATACCTTTAGTTCTACCGAGTATTATCCGGAGCCATTACATTGTTTTCCATCCAATGTAATTTGGTAACTAAGACTCTAAGGGGGTTCCCGCAATTTGAGAATGTCGCAAATAGTTCATATTTATTACAATTTATTATAACTATTTACTAGCCAGTTATATCAATCACAAATTCATTTGTTAGAGGTTCAAATGAAATCTCTTTGTGAAAGTCACAATTTACAATGTTTATCCATAATGGTATATTGTGCAACCATTAAAGCATCTGACTGTTGTGCCCTAAGCAAAAAAGGCCACGAGTTGCATGAGTCCGCCTCCCATTTTTATATATTCCTAAAAGAAAAAAATATTTTGAAAAAATAATTAATTAAAATATTTTATTTTTATCACAAACCTACATAATTTACGAAAGTAATTTATTTATATCAGAATTATCCTTCATAAATATGGATAAATATTCTTCGTTAAATATTTCTTTTTTTCCTTCGTGATTTTTTGTAAATATATACGAATCTTTCTTTTTTTTAATAGACCAACCGCTGTCTAAAGCATTAAATAAAAAAACCATTTTTTGAAATTTCAATTTATCAATTTCAATATTATTTTCATTTTCAATTTTTATTTCAATATCCATCTATTAAAATTACAAAGTAGTATTTATTTAAACTTTTAACTAAATTTTATATTTTTTTTTTCATTTTTCTAAATCATAATATATAAATAAATATTTAAATATTACTTATATATATTTATATCTAAATGGAATCAAAGAGTTATAAAAAAATAAATCATTTTAAAGAAATATTAGAACAATATCAGGTAAAAGATATTCTAATTTCAGATAAAGTTATTAAACAAATACAACAACATATTGAAAAAGAAAATATCAGTTTTGAAGATCTGACTTACAGCAGAACCAAAGAAATTTTAAAAGAATTAGGATTAAATCAATATTGCGAACATATAAATTTTATTCGAATTAAATTGGGAGTAAACCAATTGATAATTGATGTTGAGACAAAAGACTTTTTAAATAATTTTAATAAATATTATAAATAATTTGTTAGTTTCACTTAATCATACTAACAAATATATACAATTAATTATTTTATATAAATTTAAAAAAATATATCCATTTATATATTTTTTCAAATTAATAATTAAATATTTCTATAAAATTATATATATTATATATAATGCCTTCATTTAAACCAAAAGCAAATAAAAAAATAAAAATTTGTAAAAAATATACATCTACACTTGATGGCAAGCACAAAGAGTTTGTTAATGATTTTATTAAAGATGAATTTGACATAATTCCAAAACTTAAAGATGAGAGATACAGTTTAAATAAACAACTTGAGATTGATAAACATTTAACTATTGAACAAATTATGGAAATCAAAGATCGTATTAAAGAAATCAATGAAAATATTAAAGAATTGAAATACAAAAAAAATAATTATTATCTTGATAATTCTAAATATATTTTTGAATATTTTGAAAATAAAAAAAATATTGATAATGTTGAAGAAACAAATAAAATTGTCACTTCAAAAAATCAATTACTTTTTAACATATTTAAAATTAAACAAGAAGATCAAGATAAAGAAAAAAATAATGATGAAAATAAAAATAAAAATATTGTTCAAAAATATTTAACAAATGTTGATGAAAGTTTTTTAGATATAAATACATATGTTAGAGAAACTGACATTTGTCAAAATTGTTTTAAAGGAGAAATGATACCACTTGATGACGAAGGTGTTGTTATATGTAATATTTGCGCTGTTAATATTCCGTACCTGATTGAAAATGAAAAACCAAGTTATAAAGAACCTCCTAAAGAAGTTTGTTTTTACGCTTATAAAAAAATCAATCATTTCAAAGAAATATTAGCGCAATTTCAAGGAAAAGAAACTACTCAAATTCCAGATGAAGTGATTGAACAAATAAAACAACAAATTAAAAAAGAAAGAATCAGTATTGAATACTTAACACATAGTAAAACAAAAGAAATTCTTAAAAAATTGGGATTTAATAAATATTATGAACATATCGCATTTATTAAAAATAAATTAGGTATAAAACCTCCCGTATTTAGTCCTGAATTAGAAGACACTTTGTGTAATTTATTTATGGAAATACAAGCACCATACGCAAAAACTTCACCTGATTATAGAGTAAATTTTTTAAATTACTATTATGTTCTTTTTAAGTTTTGTGAACTACTTGGTGAAACACAATATTTAGATGATATTCCTTTATTGAAAGATCGTGAAAAACTTATTGAACAAGATGAAACATGGAAAAAAATGTGTTTTGTACTCAACTGGGTATTTATTCCTACTGTTTAATGTTTTCTTCTGCTTTTTCTTCTGCTTTTTCTTCTACTTCTTCTACTACTTCTTCTACTTTTTTTACTTTTTCTACTTTTACTTTTACGTTTTCTACTTTTTCTACGTTTTCTTTTCTTTCTTCCGCCTCCTGCTTTTTCTTCATCACTATCACTATCACTACCATAATTAATATTAAGAACATCTTCTTCATCACTTACATATGCGTCTTGTTCACCAGGACCAAACTGATTATCATTTCCTTCTTCAATATTTTCTACAACATTATTTACTTGTCCTCTAACTCTGTCATGTAAGTCAATTGTTGAATTTTTTGAATTTATTTTTTTCCTATTATTACTATTTGGACTACTAACTGGTGTACTGTAAGGAGTTTCATATTTACCATCTTGTGATGTATCCAATCCGCCGTCATCATCATCATAATTCATCTTATATTATATGATTATAAAATAAAAAATTTGAATTATTATAGTTCATTTTATATAAACTAACAAATATTTACAATACTTCTAATTTATTTCCATTTCTATCGAAAATCCATATTTCATAATTATATCCTAAATTTATAGCAGAATGTTTCTTTTCAAAAACATTATTTTTTTCTTGATTTGTCCATGTTGATTTTACTTCAATACATTTATTTTGTGATTTTATGTAAATGTCAACAAAATGTCTTCTTAATTTTCCTGTTTTGTCTTTGTACCATATTTCAGGAACATCTTGTCTATTTGTTAGTATATCGTCTTCTAAAATGTTTTCTAAAAAAATTAATTTATCAAACGCAAAATTTTCATAACCTTGGTAATTAATTATTTTACCAGATGGAAATGTATATTGTTTTGTCATATATGATTTTTTAAGTATTAGTTCAGAAATTACCGAATTTTGAGAATGATGTGGAACTCCATATTTTAACATATTTGTTTTACATGTTTTTTCTTTAAATTCGTCTGTTATAAAATAATGTTTTGCTCCATACTTTTTGTATACAGTATCTGATGTTTTTTTTTGAATATCTTTATTTTGTTGTGGATTCTCAAAACCATATTTTATTTTATTTGTTTCTTTACCTTTATTTCTAACTATTTCAGATTGTAATACATATTCAGTACCATATTTTGCTAAACTTTTTTCTTTCATTTGGTTTTTAATTACATCTAATTGTAAAATATGTTCTACACCATATTTTTTCATATTTGTGTTTTTTATTTTTTCTTTAAATTCAGTTGTTTTCATTGGATTATCTACTCCATATTTAGTTAAATTAGTTTCAATTATTTTTGTTTTTCCATTTTCTTTTGAACAATCAAAACAATACCCATTTATTTTTAACAATTCTCTAAATGGTTTATTAAAATTATTATTACAATCTTCAGTTAAACATATTCCTCTAATAATTGTATCTCTATTTATATTTTTACTTGTATAGTCATCATTCAATATTATTCTATTTTTATTACAAAATTCTATTAAATATGAAAGATTGTATTTACATTTAAGTTTAAATTTTTGTTTACCGTTTTCTATAGCACAAATTAAACAATATGGTCCTGTTTTAACAAGTTGTCTAAATTTTTTATTAAATATTTTATTACAAGTTTCTAATTTTGATTTACAATTTCCTTTAACAGAGTAATCTCTATTTATTTTTATGTTTGTATAATCATCTAATAATTCTATATGATTATCTTGACAATATGTGATTAACGTTGTATTATTATATAACATATTACAGTTACATAATAATTTGATTTTAATATATATTTCAATTTATAATCAAATATTTAATTATATATATATTTAATAATGATTTAAAGATTTGTTACCATATTACACTTTAGAACCCCCCTGGAAATTTTACAAGCGATGCTCCAATTCCAAATCCAGCTCCTGATCTAGCATTAACTCCCATAGAAGGTATATATGTGTCTAAAATAGCAAAGGTAGCTGCGGCAGTCAGAGCAAGTAACGCTATTTCTTCAAGATTCAGCGAATGTTTTGGAATTGCAAATGCAGCAATAGCAACCATTAAACCTTCAATTAAATACTTAACAATACGCCTAATAAGTTCAGAAATATCAAACATACCCATCATTATATTAATTAATGAGAAAAAAAATATTAATTTAATAAATTAAAACTTAAAAGAAACTAATTACTAAATAATATAAATGAGTAAAAATACTAACAAAGGTAAAAAAGGGTTTGTCAGAAAGAATAAGAAAAATGGTGCTCCTAATCCTAAATATGTTGATTTATTGACTGTTGATAAACCTATTGCTGGACAAGCGTACGGATGTTTTTCATTTATTTCTCCGGATAAAATATTAAAACAACGTGAAATGTTTTACTTTGAGGAGTTCATCAAGCAATGGGATATGAATAAATCTATGGAAAAGTTTCATCAATTTTTAAATTTTATTTCATTCAAATATAAATTACAATTTGACGAAGTTATAAAAGATTTTGAAAGTTATGTTAAAGAAGAACGTGAAATTATTGTAAAATCACAAATGGAAGACGATTATAAAACATTTTTAGATCGCGAAGAAGAAAATCTTGAAAAAGAATTTAATGTTAAACATAATTTTCAAACATCTGTAAGAGGATTCAAATCAAGAGGCAATTTTTCAACAGAAGAAGAGGCCAGATTACGTGGTAAACTTGTTAGAGAAATGGATCCTGATTTTGATGTTATGGTTGGTCCTGTTGGAACTTGGCTTCTTTGGGACCCAGAAGCATATAAGACCGGAGAGGTTGAATATATGGAAGAAGAGTTAAATCAACTCGCACATGAAAAGAAGAAAAATGAACAAATTGCTAAAACAACTTTTGAACAACGCATTAAAGAAACTAAACAAAAAGCAATAGATGAAAATAAGAAAAATGCTGAAAAACACGGCAATGTTGTTACACAAGACATTGATAAAGAAGGCAATCTTATTGGAGCAGGACATAACACCACAGAACAAACGTTTAATACAAAAGATATTGAAAATATTTCTGTTGCTGATATTAGAAGTGAATTATTTGAAGGTGAAAATATTGTTATTGGAAAAACAGATTATGGTCAAAGTCAATTAAAATCAGGACCTTTTGTTAAAAAGGATGATTAAATATACTTTTAGGAAAAGTATAGCAAAAATAATATGTGTATTCTACATTTAAAAAAGGTAGATCAAATATACTTTTAGGAAAAGTATAGCAAAAAAATATGCTTTTTCTACATTTAAAAAAGGTAGAGTCAAATATCCACATTTTTCTACCTTTAAGAAAATATAAATAATATATATTAAAGATAACTTATTATTAAATTATTATGAAACAATTTAATGATAAAGTATTTCGCAATATGATTGAAGAATGTAATAAAATTAAAATAACCGATTATAAGGATTATGATGAATACACTGAAATAATTTGTAAAAAAGAAACTGAACTTGTTGATTATATTACAACAGATTTAACACAACACAAATATGCTTGTTATATTTGCGGACATTTAAAATATAATCCAACTGACATTCATGAATTATTATCTGAAACATATAATGAATTAGAAAATGAATACGCAAATTACAAATCTATTTCATTTGCAGATTGGTTAGATAGATTTAATAAAGATACTCTGGATGAGTTTGATATAAAAGAAATATACAGAAATTTTGGATTATTAAATGAATGTGGTGCTATATTCACATACATACATATTTGTAAAGAAGACAATATATCAAAAAGAATTGAAGAAACGAAAAAATTGTTAAATGATTTTGCAATGAAGAATAAAAAAGATTTTAATTATCCGATTGATGATGAAATTATTTCAAATGAATCTTTATGTCATTTTTATTTAAAAATTGGTATTTATTATCTTTACGCTATTAATTTAGATAGTCCATTTAAAACTTATCAATATATTACAAAATATAATAATAGTTGAATAATATAATTATTAAATATTAAATATATATTTATAAAATAATAAATAATGAATACTTGGCCACAAGCAACCAAAAATTTAGATAGAATAGCAAGTAGAGGAAACTACGATACAATTGAAAAAATGTTTTTATTTAATTGTGAAGATGTTTTAAAAGACCCAACCTTAATTGAAACAATATATGGATTAGCATTATATAAATCAAATGAAAGAATAATATCACTTGTTAATTTATTCGTAAGAGAACATAAAATAAAAATCAATAGGTATAATGTTTTAAATAAAATATATCTTGGAGTAATAATTAATAATGAAGATAAACTAAAAGAACTTGCAAAAAGATTACAAACGAGACAAGAAGAATGTAATTATTGTGATTTTGATGAACTGAAACAGTTACAACTTGAATACATACATAAATATTGGAAAATATTTGAAGTAAAAAATTATTAAATATGATTAATTATATTTAAAGATAACTTATTATTAAATTATTATGAAACAATTTAATGATAAAGTATTTCGCAATATGATTGAAGAATATAATAATATTAAAATAACTGATTATGACAATTATAATAAATATGCCGAAAAATCTCGTGAAAATAAATCTGAACTTGTTGATTATTTAACAACAAATTTGACAGAAAAAAAATATGCTTATTATATTTATGGACATTCAAAATATAATCCAACTGATATAAGTGATTTGTTATCTGAATCATACAATGAATTAGAATTTGAATATGCAAATTACAAATTAATTACTTTTACTGATTGGTTAGATAGATTTAATAAAGGTACTCTGAATCAGTTTGATATAAATAAAATATATGAAGTATTTGAAGGTAATAATGAGTCTGGATCTCTTTTTACATACATACATATTTGTAAAGAAGACAATTTATCAAAAAGAATTGAAGAAACGAAAAAATTGTTATATGATTTTGCAATAAATAATAAAGAAGATTTTGATATGCCAATAAATGATGAAATTATTTCAAATGAATCTTTATGTCATTTTTATTTAAAAATTGGTATTTATTATCTTTACGCTATAAATTTAGATGGTCCATTTGAAACTTATCAATATGTTACAAGAAATGGTAGACTATTATAATTTTTGTATAAATTTATTAAATGTACAATCAAATACATTTAAAGATTACTTAATGATTTACTTATATATGATGAATTATACAAAATGGAAATTTGAATGTAGAGAAATATCTGAAACTGATAGAAATAAAGACTGTCCTGTTTCAATGGAATTAATAGATATTGATGAAAAGTACTGTCAATGTAATCAATGTGAATATAATATTAAAGAAAATGTTATTAAAATTATGTTTGACAAAACAAATAATGTAAAATGTCCTATGTGTCGTTTACAATGGCAAAATAATATTGTTTATTTTAATTGCAACAATAGTAATAATACTTTTATTATTGAAGAAAAACAAAATGTTTTTATTGAAGATAAACATTATAATCATCCTTCAAATGCGTATTCATTTGCATTAGATCCTAATGAGTGGGCACCGGCCGGTACTTATCCCGGGTCTCGTATCGATAATTTATAGTTTAATCGTAGATAATATTATATAATAAAATTACTTAAATATTAATTTATAATATAATTATGACTAGACGTGATTATTGCGCTGTTTGTAAAGAATTGGTTGCCGATTGTGATCCTAGGTGTGATGGTTGTGATGAAAGTTTTTGCTATAGTTGTCCAAGTATCAATGATAATATATCAAGATTAACAATAATTCAATGTAAAATGAATGCTTGGCGTAGTGCAGTACTCACAATAGATGAATTAAATAGTATTGTAAATATAAGTACAGATGAAGTAATGACATATTGTAAAACAGAATTATACAGAAATTATAATGATTATCGAAATGATAAAGTACCCGTTATGTTAAATAAATTAAAGAATAATTTTGAAAAAGTAAAAAAGAACTTGATTATATCAGAAAATAATGAAGATAATAATAAACATAATGTAAAACTTTTAAACGATTTTTTTAGTTTATCGAATGATTATGCATATATTGAATATACATTTACATGTTTAATGTGTCACAAAGGTATTAAAATACAGTATTAATATAATTAATTTAAAAATACTTAATTATATTCTTTTTATAATGCTTTTATTAAAAGTATAATAGTATATTATATGGCAAAATACAGTGTTTTAGCAACAGTTTCTTTAATGTTCAATGTATTCTCTTTTACTTCTCTTTTAAGAACAATACATATAACAAAAGATACAAGTAGTTTTAATTGGCTTTATCTTATCGGTAATGTTTTTGCTCAAATTTTATTAATTATTTATGGTTTATTGAATAATGCTCCTGAAATATATGGACCAACTGTTTTATTATTATTTGGATTATTATATATTGTTTATATTAAATTTGTATACCATCATGATGATGAAAATAATTTATAATAATAATCATCGTTGTAAATAATTTTATTTTTAATACTTCTTGACATTTTTGTAGCAGAAATATTTTCAGCAACTGATGCTTTAGCTATTGTATCCCATATACAAATAACTTGTCCAGTTTTATATTCTATTTTTTCAACTTTTTTACCAGTAGATGATGTTGTTTTATGTTTATATTCATTTATTTTTAGTGATATTCCATAATAACCTTCATTTGAACCTTGGTCTGTCCAAACAGTTGATTTTAATACATATTCACAATTATTTAAATAATTTTTAATATTTTTTAAATCATTATTATCTAAAGTTTTATTCATAGTTTGTTTCCAACGTTGAAATTCAGAAAGCAATGTTGAATTTAATATTTTACCGCTTGGACTGAAATTACATACTTGAAATAAAAATGTTTCAATATCATTTCCAATATACTTTTTTTTATAATCAATTGATTTTAATTTTACACCATTATACCCATTAACTACTTGATTTTTAGTTTGATTTGAAAGTCTGCTAGGTTTAAATCTTGTATCTAAATATGTTTTAAAAGCATGAAACAATTCTTTTTTTGGTTTTATTTTATTCCAGATTCTATAAGAACCTTCCATATTTGTAGATGATTCTTCCACATCTGTTCGAACAATACACATTGTATCAATAAATTCATTAAACTTGTTAGTTTGTTCGTCTTCTGATAATAGTGGATTAAAATAAACAGATCGATTATCTTTTTCATAAAGATTAATACTTTCTGTTTGTAATGTTATTTTTTCATTAAGTTCATTAACTTCCAATGTTAGTTTTATTATATTTTTATCATAATTTTGTATTTGTTCTTTAAGATATTGATTTTCGGTTATAATTTCTTCATTTTGTTTTAATAATTTATTAAAATTATCAATGCTATATGTTTTTGACATTATAATTTGTTTAATATATTTTGTTAGTTTATCAATTGTAAAATTATTATTATCATAAGCAATAATTTCTGTTTTATTTTTACCATTTATTTCAATAGAACGAATTTGTTTTTTAATTTGTGAATGTCCTTTTATGAGATTTTCTATTTCTACTTTATTTTGAACTCTAAATGCTTCAAATAAACAAAAATTGTTATAATTTTTACGATGGTCTAAAAGTCTATTGTGTAAATTATTAGTATGTCCAAATTTAATTAATGTTTCTCCAATGTGATTTGTATTATCAATTGTTCCAAAATATATACATTCAGTATTTATAGGAAATTGTTTAATTAATGTTTCTTCAATAGCATTTTGTTTTTCTTTTTCTGAATTCAGTAATTCTTGTTTTTTTTCCAAAATAATATTATCTTTTTGCTGAAGTTGAAATTTTAATTCATCGGTTTCTTCTTCAATAATTTGATGTAAAATTTCTTCCATTTTAATATAATATTCGTGAATTTCTGATGCTTTTTTAGTTTGGGCTTTTAAACATAGTGACTTGAAACATTTAATTGTCATGAATATTTTTTTAATATTTTGTCCACCATTTTTTTTTATATAATTTTGTTCTAAAACCGCTAAGGAACATTCCTGAGCGGTTTTATAATCAATATAAATAATAAAATGTTTTTCCAATAAACGTTTAGCATCGTGTTTTTGATTGAACCCTAACCATTTCCATATATTGTCTAAATCAATAATAAAATCAGTATACTTATTATAGTTTAAATAACAATAAAAACTACTAACAAATAATTGTTGTTCATAATCAGTAAAATTGTCTTTAATTTTATTCAATAATTTGTTATTATATACATTAGATAATTTTGTAATAGGATTATTCTCAATAAGTTCAACAATATTCATATCTTGCATCAAATTATATATATTATAGTAGAATACTCTTTAAGTTGTTTTAAGTGCTTATATATTTTAAAATCACTTTTATAAAAGCGGTTTTACCATTTGCTTTTTTTAACTGCTATTTTGGGTCCTTGACCGCGTTTTTTCACGTTAGTTGGGTCATATTGTTCTCCATCATCATCATCATCATTTATTGTTTTTGATAATTCCCAGAATTCTTTAGAACCCAACCTGAAATCATTGTGAGCGTCTGCTTTATACCAAAATACTTGGTCTTGTAATTTATTAGATTTGGAGTTGTTATTTATTACCAAACATTCGAAATTTTCAGTACATTGATCCATAACCTGACAAAATGATTCAAATGTTGGAAACATACCAGCATAATTTTCATATATGCGTTTTCGATTAGCTATATATGGTTCTCTTAATATAAATACATAATCAATGTTAGTTCTTAATGTTGGAGGTATACCTAATGGATATTGCATTGTAATGAGTAACATCACCTTCCAATGTCTCCCGTTCATAAATAAAAGTCTCATCATTTTATCACGAGCCCAAGTGTTATCGTAAAGACAATCATCTAAAATAACAAAGGTTCTCGGATCAATTGTACTGCGTTTAAATGTTTCCATTTCTTTTCGTATTTGTTTTAAAACCCCTCTTTGACGCTTTAATATATTTTCAATAATTGCTGTATTGTATTCATTGTGAATAAATAATTTTGGAACCATTTTACCGTAAAACCCGTTACCTTCTTCTGTTCCCGAAATAACTGTACCTATAGGAATGTCTTGATGATAATATAATACATCTCTTACTAAATAAGATTTACCCGTATCACGCCTACCTATTAATACAACAACTGGTCCCTTTGATTCATTAGGTTTAAAACTAATATTTTTCATATCAAACCGTTTTAATTCTAAATTCATATAATATATTGCAGATATTTATTTGATAATATTTTACGAATATAAAACGAATGTTAAACGAATGTTAATAATATTTTGTAAACATTAAGGATAATTAAAATAATAAGTTAAATATAAATTTAATTAATATTTTTATTTGCTAATGACAATTTCTGTAAATTATCAAAAAAGAAAAAATATTAACTTATTTAATAAGTTTCAAACTAACAAACATATTAATTTAAGCAATATTCAAAATTATATTCCTATATATGATAAATTTTTTCTGTTAAATAACACAAATTGGAATTCTATTAATTTAAATAATCAATGGTCAATATTTGATATAAAAGAAACAAAAAATAAAGATTATGATAATGAGCACGTATTTAATTGTAAACTAAAAAATATTTCTGACATCAATGGAGAAGATATCGATAATACACAACAAGTATTTATAAAAATGGCGCCATTATTAGACCCATTTAAATACTTAGTTGGTAAATACAATCATAGCGATCCTAATTTATTTAACTTACCATCATTTGATAATTCAACAAAAGTTCATCCGAAAATATCTGATCCAAATAATTCTTCATTTATTGATGGTTTTTTTTCATTTTTAACAAGTAAAGTCCTTTATGAACATAAATTTATACACGGTCTAGATTATTACGGGTCATTTTTAGCTATTAAAAATAACTATAAGATAAATATTATTGATGACCTTGATTATTTAATCCAATCTGACTTTTTTATTAAACAAAAGGGTGAATTATTTACTGTTGAAGATTATTCACATTTAGTTTGTAATGATGAAATTAAACGATTACAACCATTACATATATCCACAAGTTTAAAATCTAACTTATCTATCAAATCAATAGATGATAATATATTTGAAAACATTTTTGAAAATGAACAATTATTATCTTTAAACGATATTAAAAATATTGGAATTGATTTAATTGATATAACAAATTCAAATTGTTTTGATGTATCAAATCAACATAAATCTGAAAGTTTAAAATCAGGATCAACTTGTTCATCAAGAACTTCACATACACAAGATGAAAACGAAGACTTTGAAAACGAAGACTTAAAAAAAAATATAAATTCAAGTAAAGATAGTTTACAAGATAAAGATAGTTTACAAGATACGGATAGTTTACAAGATACAGATAGTTTACAAGATACAGAAAATGATAATACATCTTACACAAATTCGGATACCAATTCAGACTCAGATTCTTCAATAATTGAAGAAGAAACTATTTTTTTGACAATCCCGAAATTTCCTGTTCAAGTGATATGTATGGAGAAATGTGAAAATACTTTTGACGAATTAATAATTAATAATACATTATCGAATGATGAATTATTTTCAGCGTTGATGCAAATTATTATGATATTAATTACTTACCAAAAAATGTTTGCTTTCACTCATAATGATTTACATACTAACAATATAATGTATATCCCAACAAATAAAAAATTTATATATTATACTTATAATAAAAAAAATTATAAGGTACCCACATTTGGTAAAATATATAAATTAATTGATTTTGGACGCGCAATATATAAATTCAATGGCAAAATATTTTGCAGTGATAGTTTTCAAGTTGGAGGCGACGCGGCAACACAATATAATACTGAACCATATTATAATGATAAAAAACCACGACTTGAACCCAATTATAGTTTCGATTTATGTAGGTTAGCTTGTTCTATATTTGATTATGTTGTTGATGATTTCACAATGATTAATAATATTGATAATTGTCCACCATTTGTTAAAATTATTATAGAATGGTGTATCGATGATAATGGTATGAATATATTATATAAAAACAACGGAGACGAACGTTATCCCGATTTTAAATTATATAAAATGATTACACGATGTGTTCACAATCATACTCCTCAATCTCAATTAGAACGCAATGAATTTAGTAAATACTTTGTATCATTTAAAAATATTCCAAAGAGTGAAACTATTATAAATATTGATGATTTACCATGTTATTGTTAGTTTATCTTTATATAATAATATTATTATCTATATTTATAATAATATTATGGCAAACTATGGATTTATCATTACAAGACATGTTAATTCAGAAATTACAAACAAATATTGGAACCAATCAGTTAAACTCATTAGAAGCATTTACCCTTTAAGACAAATTGTTATAATTGATGATAACAGTAATCAAGAGTTTATTAAATCTGATTTTGATTATAAAAATGTAACAATAATCCAATCTGAATTTCCACAAAGAGGAGAACTTTTACCATATTATTATTATTTAAAATATAAATGGTTTCCCAATGCTGTTATCATACACGACAGTTTATTTATACATAAAAAGATATTGTTTGATAAATTTACACTCCCCGTATTACCATTGTGGCATCATAATTACGACAAGGAAAACGTACATAATATATTACGTATTACATCTGGTTTAAAAAATAATAGCGCATTGATTAAAAAAATACATAAAAAGGAAGAAATAGTTATTAACTTAGGATTTTCTGACGATAAATTTTATTTATGTTTTGGCGGTCAATGTTATATTAAATTGGGATTTTTAGAAAAAATAGAACTTAAATATGAAATAAGTAATTTAGTAAACTTTATTCATAATAGAACTGATCGATGTTCGTTGGAAAGAATTTTAGGATTATTATTTTGTCAAGAATATCCAAGATTATTAAAAATTCATTCATTATTTGGCGATATTATGAAATCTCCGAGAGCGTTTAATTACAACTATAATGATTATGATAATGATATAAAACATCGAAAAATAATAAGTCCGTTTGTAAAAGTATGGACTGGTCGTTAAGGTTATTAAAATGGCGCATTGTCTGTAAATGCTAATGGAGTTGTGTTTACATCAATTTCATTGATAACCGGTTTCAATTGATCTAAAACAAACCAACCAAGTACAGAACTTATATAAACTAACAAAGAATCTCTAATTAAAAATTTAAGAGGTTTTGGTTCTTTATCTACATATTGCATTTCTAAAAATTTAGAAATAAAAAAAATAACAGATATTATTCCCGCTGCTAAAAATATATTGTCCATATTACTATATATTTTTAGATTTCTCATTAAATAACGCATTTATTCCACCTTTTAAAAGGTGGAGTCAAAATGTTTTACGCTAAAATTTCTATATCATCAAACAAAAGATCCGTATCCAATTTAATTTCTTCAGGAATAGAATTAATTACTTGAACATCTAAACTGTCTAAAGATACATCTTCATTTGAGATTTTCAGTTTTTCTTCCTCTTCTTCCTCTTCTATTTTTCTTTGTATATTTCTTAATGTACTTATTTCTTCCAGTCGCTCTATTGATTTTGGCGCTTCAATAAGTTCTTCTTTACCATTTTTACTTATTGCCGAATCAACATCGTTAAATTTTAAACTTACATTATTTTCTTCTTTTCCTTCAAAAATTGCTTGTTTTTCCAATGCTATTGGTTTTTCAAATAGTTGTTCTTTTACTTCTTCAATCACATCTTCTTCAACAGTTTCATCCATATACGCTTTTAATATACTTTCAAGTGGAATACTATCTCTAACCGCATTTAAAATACATTCTTGAATGATTAATTCTAATTCTCTGTTATTTTTTTGTATTTGAAGTGGTTGACATTTTAATTCAAATAAATAAACATTTTGATACATTTTTCTCGCTACATTTATATAACATTTATGAATAAAATCATCTAATTTTGGGATATTTATATCTATTTTCTTTTGTTTTTTTCCAACCCGCATTGCTGTTAATAATTTAAGTTGAATAATATGTATACAAGTAACTAATTCTTCTAAATAAGAACATCCGCTTCTATCAATAATTCGTTTTCTTTCAGTTTCAATAATAGCACTATTCCATTTAGGTATTCTTGTAATTAAATTTTGAAATGTCATTAAATATTTCTCAGTTTCATTATTATCAATACAAAGTTTGTATGATTCATCAAAAATAGATTTAAACCCTTCAATGATCAATGGTGTTAGAATAGTTAGCAAACGTGCTCCCCACTCATTTTTTGATTCATGTAACGAACTAACATTAAAGTCATCCATAATGTAAATATAATATTAAATATTTTCATCATTTAAACTAATTTCTTAAATACTTATAATAAGTATTTAATAAATCTATATAAATGTCATATTTTCTAAACACATTTTACAATCAATAAATGTAAAATTCATTATAAACATCATTAATAATTTTTCATTTCTAAACTCTTTTTTAATTTTATTGAATGCTATTAATAATTCACATCTTTTATTATCATCAATTACAAAATGTTTTTCTTCAATTAATCTAATAATATCTAATGCATTATACGCTTTTTCATATAATTTTGTTACAAACACTTGTAATTTTTCAATAGTTATTGTTTCTTTTATACATTTATTTATTTCCTTTTTTAACCATTCGTCTCTTTGATTTTTTATGTCTGTTAGTTTAAATGTTTCTTCAAGATTGTACTTATATAAATTTATATATTTTCCATTATATTCCGGTTCTGATATATATATTTCGCAAAATCGTGATAATATTGGTCTTAAAAGTTTATATTTATCTTCTACTATTATAAAAAAACGCGTATTATGACTAAATAATTCAATACATCGTCGTAATGCTGATTGAGCGTCCATTGTTAGTTTATCACCATTAAATAATACAATGCTTTTAAAAGTATTACCTTCGTTTGAATAAATATGTGTTTTCGCAAAGAATTTTAATTCTTCTCTTATGAATTTTATACCTTTTCCATGGGCACAATTTACATACATCACAAAATTTTTTATTTTTTCTCGATTACCGTCATAGATTAATGAAATAAACTCATTTACTATTGTGCTTTTCCCTGAACCACTTGGACCATTAAATATAATGTTTGGTATTTTATGGTTTGAATGAAAATATTTTAATTTTTCTTTTATGTTTTGATGAATTTCAAGTGCCATATAAGTTAATTAATATTATTGGAGCGTTTTTATATTTAAATATTACGTATTATTATTTGTTAGTTTAAAAATATTATAAACATATATAATATTAATACAATTTATTACGCTACACTATTAAATGAAAATACATATGGATTATTTTTTACAGCGTCAAGTATTTCCGGATTAATACGATCACAACCTATACAATTATCCATATATTGTGGTACTTGTGCCATTTTTCCATATGTTTGAACAGAAGGACCATTTGGTATTACTGATTGAGGCGCCCACAATCTATTATTATCACGATCTGAATCTAATTTTGACATTGAAACGTTTATTTGTGAATTATAATGTTTTGCGTTACCTTGATTCACACGTCCAGCAATACTTTTCTCTTTCGCTTCACTATTTGTCTGTCTGTATACTGAATCATATTGTCTTACGCCGTGTTTTGACGACATACCCATAAAATTATTATGATTAACTGTGTCTCTTTGACAGTCAAATGATTGTTGTTCTGAAACTAAATAAGCAGCATTCTCCGTTTGATTTCCAATATAAGTATTTGGTTGAAATAATGTTGTTTCTTTTATTGTTGTATTTGGTACATCTCCTGGTGTTAATACATAATTACTTGGTGTTTCTCCAACAATATTACCGTAAATTCGCATATTACAAGAGTATTCTTCTTTTCTTGATGGTTTTAATATATCCATAATTGGAGCAATAACCGCACCAACTGCTTTAGAAAAACCTGAACCAAATGTATTTGCTTGTGGATTTATAGAACGATTATTTTCATAATTTGTATGACTTTTATGACGATTATCAATTGCTTTATGTTCCAATGGAGCACTTCTTGAACCAGAATGTCCAATATCATATCCATTTAATTGCGTTCTTTTCGATTCTTCGTGTGTTGTTGGGACGTAACTTGCTGTTTTAAGAACCGCATTTGGTGTTCCGTGTTGATAGTTACTTGTTTCATTTCTTGTTGACGGTTTTACAATAAAATCAGGTACTAATTGACCCGCTTTTTCAGCACCAGTGGTCGTTAACCAACGATCTTGCGTATTAATAAAAAATGTATCTGGTCTGTACTTTTCAATTTTACCTTCAATTCCCACATTTTTTATGACAGATTGCGCTGGTCCTTGTAATCCATTTAAATCATATTCTTGTTTTGGATTGGTTGAAATACGAAGTTCATCTACCGTTTTTGGTAACCATTTATCACGCGCTTCCATTCCTGAATTAAACCCAAGACTTCCTTCTGTTGAATATCCTTTGTCTAAACCTGGTCCAACTCGAATTGATTCAAATGGTTTTACCATATTGTTTTTATTTACGGGATTTTGTCTTGATTGATAAAAATCACTCATTATTGGCATACCATGTGTCCACTGTACGTTTTCTTGGGGTTTAAATAAAGGAGCTTGTTCTATTTTTTTTATTATTTGAGAACCATTTCCAACATAATTATCTAAAATTGTTTCAGCATTGTTATTATTATATATTTGTCCTTTTGCTTTACCTCCGTTAAAAGGTACCATATTATTATGAGTAAACATTTTTGTATCCATATAATTTCCTGTTAAAGAATACATTTGTTGAATATTATTGCTTATTGGTGTTCCATCAATTTCTTTTTGTTGATATGCGTTTTGATTAAAATACTTATCTGTTGCTGTATTTGGATTTGGATATTCTTGAACATTATCTATAAGTTCTTTATTATTCATTATTGGATAATTTTGTGGAGGAATATTTGTATTTGGAAGATAATTGCTAAATTTTGATTCAGGCGATTTTTCTTGTAAATTACTCCTAATTCCCATATTATTAAATGGATCTGTTTTTCTTTTTAATCCTTCTTTATTTTTGTTTTGGTTAGAAATAACATACATTCCACCTAATGCAACTAATGGTATAGCTAATTCCATATTATTATACACATATAAAATATTTTAATTATGTAATTTTATAATATAAATATAAAGATATGTTATTTATTGTAATATATGTTTTCTATAATTGGTATACTAACAACAACAAATTTAATTTGTTTGTATAAATATTATGATGAATATAAATATAAAAATGGGTATAAACTTAAATTATACGGTGAATATAATAAATATAACGATTTATTGACACAAAATTTTAAATTAAAACAAGAACTTGAAGATTTTGCTATAAAAATGAAAAAGAATAATGTTTCTGATATTGACAAATTTATTGATTTCAAATGTAAAATATGTGAATGTGAACGAAATCTTTATCCTCATATCATGGGTAAAAGATTTTATTGTTGTAAAACTTGTTTACGATGCAATAATTGTGGTAATAAAAAAGAAGAAGAAATGTAAAAATGTATATATAAATAATATAAAGATATGTTATTTATAATTAATAAATGAAAAATATTATTGCTATACTTTCTATAACAAATATTGCTGGGATGTTATATTATTATAATGAATATTTAGATAAAAAAAGATATAAAGAAGAGTTAAATGAAAAAAATAAAACATATCATAATTTGCGAACACAATATCTCAAGTTAGAAGAAAATCTTGAAGAATTAGCGATTAAAATGAAAAATAATGATAATTCTGATATAGATAAATATATTGATTATGCATGTCCAAAATGTTATAATAATGATAACCTTCGTAAAAATATGGAAACTTATATATGGGAAACCTACTCTTGTTGTAAAACTTGTTTTCGTTGTAGAAAATGTGGTGATAAAAAATTTTAAATATTATATCCTTTTACAATCACTTTTACATATGTTAGTTCCTATACTATTTTTTCCATTATATTGAACATTATAAGCGTTAGTTGGAACCGTATAAAATTGATTATTATCAGGAACACAATCATATTCTCTTTTAAAACCATCTTTCTCTAAAATTCTTGTACTAGTATAATTTTTAAATGACATTTCTGTGTTTGCTTGAGGGTTTCTTGGTAATATGTATGCGTGATTTTGTTGTAAATCTCTCGCTGTCCACGCTGGCATTATTGCTCTACTTTGTTCGGTTGTTAGTGTTTCACAAACTGGATAATCAATTGGCGAAGCGTATATTGTTTGACGTTTAAACTTTGACTGATCTATACAATCTCTTGATAGTTGGCGATCTATTCCTAAAAGTGAACTTTGAATATCTATACTTTGTGTCCATAAATTACCTCCCCATTTTTGGGGAATTATATGTGGATCTAACATAAAACACGGTTTATCTCCATTACCCGGAACATCTAAATACCATCGTTCTTGATCCGTTTGTTGTTGTAATTGTTTTATAATTCTCGCTTCGTCATCGTGAAATCTTGTAAAAGCCATTATATATACTTTTTATAATAAAATAATTTATATACTTTTTATAATAAAATAATTTATATACTTTTTATAATAAAATAACTTTTTTACAATTGGATATTTTATTAAGATTGAATTACTTTTAAGAAAGTCCCTTTAATTCATTTACTTCAAGTCTCAATTGTTTTATTAATTCTAATGTTTCAGTCAAACTACTTTTGGTTTCATCCAGTTCTTTTCTAAGTTTTTGCACTTCACAAACATTAAATAAATTAATTCTATCCCAAATTATACCATCGGCTAATCCTTCTTCATTATGATAAACTAATGTTGGACTTTGTTCTTCTAATTCTTCCGCTATAAATCCATAACTAATTAATCCTTCATTATCATCATAATATTTAAATGTTTTTGCTTTAATATTATGTAATACTGATGTGTTTTCATTTAGATCTTGTATATCATATTTATATCTTTGAGAAGATGTTGGATAGATAATTTCATTAGTAGATGTATTATAATACATTTGTTTTGTGTTAGTATTAGTACTTGATGCTCTTACTGGTTTAACATAAAATCCATTAGCGGTTGCTGGTAAAACATTGGTTCCGGTTGCATTTAAAATTATTGTATTATTCGAAAAAGAAGCATTTGAACTCATTGTATTATTGCCTATAATTATTGAATTATCACCACTTGCAGCATATCCTGCCAAATATCCAATACAAATTGACCCAACACTTTGATAATTATTACCAGCACCATAACCTACAGCAACACAACTACTTTTTTGATTACTATAACCTGCAAATCCGCCTACCGCAACACTAGCCCATCCTTGTGTAATATTACCAGCATTATATCCTATGGCTACTCCGTATTCTGTTTGATCTGTTGTTCCAGAATATCCGCCTATTGCTATTGAACGTTTATTTTGATTACTATAACCGGAGTTTGTTCCAATGGCTATTGCACCATCTGCAAATTGTAACCATGGGTTATTATTAGTTGCTTGACTACTATAACCTGCTTGAAAACCGATTGCAATACTATCATTACTTCGAATTTTAGATGTTGCTCCTATTGCGATAGAATTGCTTCCTGGAGTTGTTATTGTTCCTGGAATATATAAACCGCCAATTGTATTTTCAGTTATTGTTAGTATTTGTGTTTTTAATTCTTCAGTAAATGCTGATGACTGTATTTCCCAATCGTTTCCAGCGGCATTATACATATAAATATTTGATTTTCTTGACGTGCTTGCGTTTGTTATTGCTGACCCCGCATATATTAAATTAGTATATAAATATTGTGATCCTATCCCTGTGTCCAATGCTATGCTATTTGTTCCATTTCCATTTATTCTAAAAAAAGTATCTGTTGAATTTGTTGCACCAATTTCACCAACAATTACTTCTGCGTCGCCTCCGGTTAAACCACCACGTCTAAAAGAAATTCCATTGGAATAAGTTACAATTTTATTTTGACCTAAATTTGCGTTATCACTTCTACTTCCAGTTCTTATATGTATTGAATCTTGCTTTTCATTTTGTATGACAAATCTTTTCACATTTGCGATTTCTGTGCCAATATACCAATCACGATTATTTGTAACATTACTCCAACCGCTTAAATAATTATGAGTTCCATACATTATTAAAGCATCTTCTGATGTAATATGTAATGGTTTATTCATACTTGTTATTACTGATGTTGCTGTTATGTTTTGTGTTTTTGATTGTAAAACTAAAATATCAGAAGTATTAGCACTTGCTCCTTGATTACCTGTAGCACCCTGTGATCCTGTATCACCTTGAGAACCAGCGTTACCCTGTGATCCAGTTGCACCTTGATTTCCAGTATTACCTTGATTTCCAGTTTCACCTTGATTTCCTGTGTTTCCTTGATTTCCAGTTGCACCTTGATTTCCTGTAGCACCTTGATTTCCTGTGTTTCCTTGAGATCCTGTGTTTCCTTGATTTCCAATGTTTCCTTGATTTCCAATGTTTCCTTGATTTCCTGTATCACCTTGAGATCCTGTAGCACCTTGATTTCCTGTAGCACCTTGATTTCCTGTTGAACCTTGATTTCCTGTTGAACCTTGATTTCCTGTTGAACCTTGATTTCCTGTTGAACCTTGATTTCCTGTGTTTCCTTGATTTCCTGTTGAACCTTGATTTCCTGTGTTTCCTTGAGATCCTGTGTTTCCTTGATTTCCAATGTTACCTTGATTTCCAATGTTACCTTGATTTCCAATGTTACCTTGATTTCCCGTAGCACCTTGAGATCCAATGTTACCTTGAGATCCTGTAGCACCTTGAGATCCGGTATCACCTTGATTTCCAATGTTACCTTGATTTCCTGTATCACCTTGAGATCCGGTATCACCTTGATTTCCAGTTGCACCTTGATTTCCTGTGTTTCCTTGAGATCCGGTATCACCTTGATTTCCAATGTTACCTTGATTTCCTGTATTACCTTGCGATCCTGTATTACCTTGAGATCCTGTATTACCTTGCGATCCTGTAGCACCTTGATTTCCAGTTGCACCTTGAGATCCAATGTTACCTTGATTTCCAGTTTCACCTTGCGAACCAGTTTCACCTTGCGATCCTGTGTTACCTTGCGATCCTGTGTTACCTTGATTACCAGTGTTACCTTGATTACCAGTGTTACCTTGATTACCAGTGTTACCTTGAGATCCTGTAGCACCTTGATTGCCTTGTGCTCCTGTATTACCTTGATTTCCAGTAGCACCCTGTGATCCCGTAGCACCTTGCGATCCAGTTGCACCTTGAGATCCTGTATCACCTTGAGATCCCGTAGCACCTTGAGAACCAGTTGCACCTTGCGATCCTGTGTTTCCTTGAGATCCCGTAGTACCTAGATTTCCAGTTGCACCTTGATTTCCAGTTGCACCTTGCGATCCTGTGTTTCCTTGATAACCAGTTGCACCTTGCGATCCTGTAGCACCTTGAGAACCAGTAGCACCTTGCGATCCAGTTGCACCTTGCGATCCCGTAGTACCTTGCGATCCCGTAGTACCTTGATTTCCAGTTGCACCTTGATTTCCAGTTGCACCTTGATTTCCAGTTGCACCTTGCGATCCTGTGTTTCCTTGATAACCAGTTGCACCTTGATTTCCAGTAGCACCTTGCGATCCAGTTGCACCTTGAGATCCTGTATCACCTTGAGATCCCGTAGTACCTTGCGATCCCGTAGTACCTTGAGAACCAGTTGCGCCTTGAGAACCAGTTGCGCCTTGATTTCCAGTTGCACCTTGATTTCCAGTTGCACCTTGCGATCCGGTGTTACCTTGCGATCCAGTAGCACCTTGATTTCCAGTATTACCTTGTGATCCAGTTGCACCTTGATTTCCAGTATTACCTTGCGATCCAGTTGCACCTTGAGATCCAGTTGCACCTTGATTTCCAGTATTACCTTGCGATCCTGTGTTACCTTGATTTCCAGTATTACCTTGATTTCCAGTATTACCTTGTGATCCAGTTGCACCTTGATTTCCAGTATTACCTTGCGATCCAGTTGCACCTTGAGATCCAGTTGCACCTTGTGATCCAGTTGCACCTTGATTTCCAGTATTACCTTGCGATCCTGTGTTACCTTGATTTCCAGTATTACCTTGTGATCCAGTTGCACCTTGAGATCCGGTGTTACCTTGATTTCCTGTAGCACCTTGAGATCCAGTGTTACCTTGATTTCCAGTTGCACCTTGATTTCCAGTTGCACCTTGAGAACCAGTGTTACCTTGATTTCCAGTTGCACCTTGATTGCCTTGTGCTCCTGTATTGCCTTGATTTCCAGTTGCACCTTGAGATCCAGTGTTGCCTTGATTTCCAGTTGCACCTTGAGATCCAGTGTTACCTTGCAATCCAGTTGCCCCTTGAGATCCTGTGTCACCTTGCGATCCTGTGTCACCTTGCGATCCTGTGTCACCTTGCGATCCTGTGTCACCTTGCGATCCTGTGTTACCTTGAGATCCAGTGTTACCTTGCGATCCTGTGTCACCTTGCGATCCTGTGTCACCTTGCGATCCTGTGTCACCTTGATTTCCTGTGTTACCTTGATTTCCTGTGTTACCTTGAGATCCAGTGTTACCTTGCGATCCTGTGTCACCTTGAGATCCTGTATCACCTTGATTTCCAGTATTACCTTGTGATCCAGTTGCACCTTGAGATCCTGTGTTACCTTGCGATCCTGTATCACCTTGATTTCCAGTATTACCTTGATTTCCAGTTGCACCTTGAGATCCTGTGTTACCTTGATTTCCTGTGTTACCTTGCGATCCTGTATCACCTTGATTTCCAGTATTACCTTGATTTCCAGTTGCACCTTGAGATCCAGTTGCACCTTGTGATCCAGTGTTACCTTGATTACCAGTATCACCTTGTGATCCAGTGTTACCTTGATTACCAGTATCACCTTGTGATCCAGTGTTACCTTGTGATCCAGTATTACCTTGATTTCCAGTGTTACCTTGTGATCCTGTATTACCTTGATTTCCAATTGCACCTTGATTTCCAGTTGCACCTTGAGATCCAGTGTTACCTTGTGATCCAGTGTTACCTTGTGATCCAGTTGCACCTTGTGATCCTGTGTTACCTTGATTTCCAGTGTTACCTTGAGATCCAGTTGCACCTTGTGATCCAGTGTTACCTTGAGATCCAGTGTTACCTTGTGATCCAGTGTTACCTTGTGATCCAGTGTTACCTTGTGATCCTGTATTACCTTGTGATCCTGTATTACCTTGATTTCCTGTTGCACCTTGATTTCCTGTGTTACCTTGTGATCCAGTGTTACCTTGTAATCCAGTGTTACCTTGATTTCCTGTTGCACCTTGATTTCCAGTATCACCTTGTGATCCAGTATTACCTTGATTTCCAATTGCACCTTGATTTCCAGTGTTACCTTGAGATCCAGTGTTACCCTGTGATCCAGTGTTACCTTGTGATCCAGTGTTACCTTGTGATCCAGTGTTACCTTGTGATCCAGTGTTACCTTGTGATCCAGTGTTACCTTGTGATCCAGTGTTACCCTGTGATCCAGTGTTACCTTGATTTCCAGTGTTACCTTGTGAT